GCCAATCGATCAAGAGCGAGTCTTCGTCGTCGAACCACACGAACGACGGATGAAACCAAAATCTCGCTTCGGCCGGCACCGGGCCGTGACGTTGTTTTTTTATCTCGACAGTCGCCGCGCGTGAGCCAGCGTGCGACTTCGCGATTTCGAGGTGCCACCATGACGTTGCCTCGTGAAGAATCGCGCGACTCTCCCGAATCTCGCCGTCGTCGTTCGTCTGCGCGAGCGCCAGTATTGGAATGCGAAGCTCCTCGGATAGCCTCACGTGATGCTCGGCGACCTTCGCTAGCTCTCGCTCTCGCGTTGACCGCGGCGGAACGAGCGCTGAGCCGTCGACCTTCTGCACGTAATCGACGACGAGCAGCCGCATCGGCAAGCCGCGCTTGTCGAGCGCGTCGGCCATCGCTTGCGCGCTGGCGCGGAGCTGATCGAAGGTCTTCGGCTTGCCGTCGTCGATGCGAAGCGGTGCGGTGCGTACTTTCGCAGCTGCGTCGACGAATGCGCCGTAGTCGCGATCGACGTGCTTACCAAGACGCACAGCGTGAAAGTTTACCCGGCCGATCGCGCAGCACATGCGCTGCGTGATCTGTTCATGCGGCATCTCGAGCTCGACGAAACCGACGCCATCGCCGCGCAACGCGACGTTAATGGCGATCGTGGTGGCGAGCGCCGTCTTTCCGCCACCGCTAGGAGCGGTCAGCACAATAAAATCTCCGGTGTGCATGCCCGCGGTCGCAGCATCGAGGGCATGAAGCCCGGTCGATACGCCCGTGATCTGTCCACGCCGGTTCATCGTGTCGAAGACCTTCGCGCTCGCAGCGATAGCGGATTCTGCGAGCCACACAGCAGAGCCCGGCGAGCTGCGACGCGCGATTTGCTGCACGTCGCGCACGAGGGCAGCAGACCACTCGCTGAGTGCTCCGATGTCACCGTAGCCGTCAGCCACTGCGCGCTGACATCGCGCGACGATGGCCCGTTGGCCGGCGAGCGCGACGACGCGGCGCGCATGCTCGAGGTAATCGATCTGGACCGGCGTGTCCTCCGTAATGCGCGCGATCGTCTCGATGCCGCCGATCCGCTGCCACTGATCATGCGCGCGCAGCCAGTGGGCAATCGTTACGACATCAACGGGTTCGCCTGCCGCATCGAGCGCAACGACCGCCTCCCAGATAGTCCGGTTCGCCGCGGAGTGGAAGTCCTCCGGTGTTAGCACAGCTCGCAGCCGCGGCCGGGCGCGCGGGTCGAGAGCCATCAGCAGGCACACCTCCTCGGCTCGCTGGTCGTGCGCCGGCTCTCGTCCGGCGACTGACCTCAGTTTCGTCGGCGCGGGCCGTTGCGCTTCCGGAGCTCGGCTCATGGGTCCCTGCCGATGCCGGAGACGACCTCAGCGATGCTCGGCAGACCATGCGCGACCGGATCGAAATATCGGGCACTTGCGGGCTCGCCGTCCGGCGATGGCTGGTCCGCGCTCCTCGGTGTGCTCTCAGAATGCCGTTTGCCGGGCCGCTGTGGCGTCGCTGGCGCGTTTTTGGCCCACGGAACGCAGTACCTAGGGATCCTAGCGTCGAGGTGCCGTAGGACGTGCCCAGCGGCTTCCAGCCACTTGTCCCGATCTTGGAGATAGCACCGAAACCAGTGTCTCAAGCACAGCTCGAGGCTGGCGCGCTGCTTCTCGGGTGACCCGCCTCGCTCCTTGGCGCTGCGGTGAGCGAGCATGACGATGCCCTTCATCGCGCGTCCGCAAGCCCCGCCGGCAATGTAGGCGTGACCCTCGACCCATTCGTATTCGTCGCGCCAAATTCGCCAGCCAGCTTGCAGGTCGGTTTCGGTTGTTGTTTCTTTGGCCATCCTTGACTTCCTCTGGTTCACGACTGGTTCTTGGATTTTCAAATCGAATTGAGGCGCTGCGTCAGCAGCGTTGGTCGTTGGTCGGAGGTCGGAGGTCGGAGGTCGGAGGTCAGGCGCGAGACTGTCGCGAGATCCGCGCGACACATTCGCGAGTGAATCGGCAAATATATCGGCAAATCGCGAGAATGACGAAGATCCTTCGTCGCGAGGACTCGGCACGCGCGGCTTGCTCGGATGGTCGACGCGCTGATGTCGGTTCCAGTTCGTAATGTGGCCGTACGGCTGCCCGCCCGACGTGAACAGCGAGATTAGTCCGACCCTCGCGAGGGTTTCGAGAGCCGAGGACGTGTCGACCTGCTCCACGCAGCCCCAAAATACGGCCCCGGTCAGCTGGTTCGGTTGCGCGCGGAAACCGCCATGATCATCAGCGAGCAGCAAGAGCGCCACGAAGAGTCGGAACTCGACGTGCCCGAGCGACGCCGTCTTGTCGTCCTCGAGCAGCTCGGGCTTGATTGTTCGGATTCGGCCGGCCATCGATCAGCCCGTCGGCGCGAGTTGTTGGCGATATCGTGCCAGCGCGTCAGCGAATCCGAGGCGTTTTGCCGCCGCGCAGATCGCGTAGTTGGTGATCGGATTGTTAGAGCGATTATCCAGCCATTTGCGAATAGTTACTGGATGACAGTGGATCTCGGCCGAGATGGCGTACACCATCGACGCCAGTTCCCGGTCGCGAGGAATTGATTCGTTCGCCATGTCCGAGCGACTATCAGAACGTGCACAGAAAGTAAAGGATCATGTAACCGCGCGTAACGATTGTGAGCAAAAAGAATAACAACAATCGTACGAATTATAGTTGCGCTTTTCGTAGCGCTGATTATACTGGTCACACGTCGCGCAAATAGCGTGACGCGCCAAACGAACCCGAAGGGAGAACACGGCGATGATGATTGACGGATACGAGTCGATGCCTGACTGCGCGGAGGGATTGTCTCACTGCTGGACCAATGAGGGATGCGGCGGGTGCGACCGTAACCCTGGCGTGTGGTCGCTCGGCGGTACCACCTACCGCTTCGAGCGGCGCTGCGTATACTGCGGCGTCCGCGAGATCGAGACGCGCCACGGCCGCGGTGAGTGTGACGAGCTCCGCTACGAGGATGGCGAGCCTGACGATGATGCCATCGCCACTGAGCGCCGTCGGCTGAGGCGTAACCAGCTAGCGCGCCGCCGGTACGCGGCGCGCCGAGGGAGTAAATGAATATTGCGGAAATATTGCCAGCGCTGGCCGTGGCACACGAACGTCGAGCGCTCTGCCGACGCGTAGAGCGTGTGGCTCGGGCGCATGTGCCCGACAGCGAAATACTAGAGACCATGTACCGGCTCCTGAAGGCGCGTGGTATCTCGCCTGACGAGATCGTGGCCACCATGGCCGCAGGAGGTTGGGAGGGGTGGGCCACTGATCGATCCGCGCGCGCGGTCGAGTCACAGGCCGCGAAAGCTCTTCGACGTGCCCCACCCGCCCCATGACCTACGCTCGCCGCCGCCTGAACGAGCTGATTGGCGAAATCGTGTGGCACGAGCGCAAGGCCCAGCGATGCGCCGCTGCCGCCGCGCGATGGGCGCGCAAAGCGACGGGTGCGCGCCCCGAGCTTGCGCGGCTCGCCGGCATCGAGTGGGCGGGCGCACGCCTTCACCTCGACTCTGCCGAGGCGCTGCGGGCCGTGGCGCTCGCGTGGAGTCGCTGACGAAACGCGCTGCGGCGCGTCTGCGGGTCGCTCCCGCACTGACGAGTCAACGCTGCGTCGCTCGCAGCACGAACCCAATAAGGGAAAACACCATGCTGTATCACCACGATTCTCGTTCCTACGCACACGCCGCATCCGAAGCCGCACGCGAGGCGCGCGACAAAATGCACCGCATCATCGATGGCGGGCGCGCCAGCGCCATGCGCGTATTCGAGCACGTCAACAGCCATCGTCCAGACGATGTAATCGCACGCGGTCGCGTGATGCGCTTCGGGTACGCTGCGCCGACGGTGCTCGTCGACGCGTTGACCGAGGACGCGATCGGCGTCGAGAACGACGAGGGCATCCCCGTGAACCTCGCGGCGATGCTCGACGGCGATCGCGCTCCGCAGAACGACGCACCGATTCCGTCACTCGTGCTCCAAGTCGCTGAGCAGACCGAGCAGCGCATTCACCCGCATGCGTTCGGTCAGCTCGCCGGCCGCGCCGGTGTCCCGGTGAAGTACCTCCGCGAGCTGGTCGGTAGCCCAAACCCCGCGCTGCGCGCGCTCGGGTTAGCTCGCGCGCACACTATCGCGGCATGACCTCGCGTCGTGCCGCGCCGCGTGCCCACGAGCGCGGCACGAGAAGGACGACCAATGAACACGAGCGCCACAACATATGCCGAGGAAACGGCCGACAAGATCCTGAAAGCTGCGCTAGCCGGTGGCAACGCAATCACCGCTGCTGACGGCAAGGCAACGATAATCGGCATCTGCATGTTGCGAGAGCAACTAAGAGCCGTTCTTGCCGCGGCGTACGCGAACGGCCGACACGCTGGACTGAAAGAAGCTCATGACGGGCTGCAAGAGGCGCTGAGCGAGGACGCGCCATGAAGCTCGCAACACATGCCGATGCCGCGCGGTTGCTCGAAACAGCGCTCGCGCGGCTCGATCGAGATGGCTGGTCGCACGGCAAATCCTCGGGTCCGAACGGCGAGCGATGCCTTCTGCGCGCCATAGTCGACGAAGTGTTTCTCGATACCTGCTGGCCGGCTAATAGCGTGTCGCTGGCGGAATCCGTGCTACGCGCTGCGAATCCCGAGCTGATCGCAAACCGCGTCGACGGCATCGCTAAGTTCAACGATGCACCGGGCCGTACGTTCGATGACGTGCGCGGCGCGATTCGGCGCGGCATCGATTGGGCGCACCGGGCTGCGCGTGAGGAAGAGCTATGACCGCGCTTGAACTCGCGCGGATCATTCTCGGGCTCGAAGGGGAACGCCGCGACTTGCGCGCCGCCGCGATCATCGAGGCGTGGTTGGCGACGCAGCTTCGGGTTATGGGCGCCCGGTCGCCATCGACATGTCCGAACTGCGGCGGAGAAGGCGTGGTGCATGCCCCCGGATTCGGGAAGGTCATGTGCCACCATTGCCAGGGCGAGGGCACCAAGAGGGCGTCGTCATGACGTGTCGACGCGGCCATCGACCACTACGTCAAGGCAACGCGCTGGAATGCGCGCGCTGTGGCAAGACCGCGACGCGTTAGGAGAGCTGAACGAAGGAGACTGCGAATGCTAACGGATGAACAATTGGAACGAAGGCAACGCTCGCTGGGCGCGAGCGAGATCGCCGCGGTGGTCGGGCTCGACCCGCGCAAGACAGTTGTCGACATCTGGGCGACGAAGCGGCGCGGACAGCTGCTGGAGCACGCGCCCATCATCGCGAACGACGTCGAGCCCGAGCCTGATGAGCCGCTCGCGGTCGCCGGTCGCATCGACACGGACCCGCGGCAGCTCGGCAACCTATTCGAGGATGCAATCGCGCGCGCGTACGAGCATCGCACCGGAAACCTCGTGGCGCCGTCTCCGGGAACCGTCGAGCACGCTGCGAAGTCGTGGGCGACCTGCACGCCGGATCGGCTAATCGTCGACGGCGGGCTCGAATGCAAGCTCGTCGGCGCGTGGATGCGCAAGGACTGGCCCAGTGACGGCATCCCGGAATACGTGTCGCTGCAATGCCAGTGGTCGATGCACGTCACGGGCGCTGAAGCGTGGGACGTGGCCGCGCTCGTCGACGGCACCGACCTGCGCATCTTTCGCGTCGAGCGCGACGAAGAGCTGATCGTCGACATCGACGACATGGCAACGGACTTCTGGCGCGACCACGTGCTCGGCGACTTGATGCCGCCGATCGATCGGCCGGATGCGGCACTGCGCATTCTGCAAGCTCGCTGGCGGCAAGACGACGGCACGACTGCGACCGCGAAAGCGGAGGCATCCGAAGTCGTTCGTCGCCTTGTTCTAGCCCAAGAACGCGAGCGCGACGCCAAGACAGAGGTCGCGACGATGAAGGCGATCTTGTGCGGCATGACCGGCTCGGCGCGCAGCCTTGCCGGACCGTGGGGGCGCTTCGACTGGCCCAGCCATCAAGGTACGCCGCGCTGGAAAGAAATCGCTGAAGAGTTGGCCGGCGGCGTCGTTCCGGCTGCGGTCGTCGAGCGACATCGCGGCGATGGGTTTCGTGCGGCGAAAATCTACCCGCACCGTGAGTGGAAAAGACGATTGATCGAATCAACGCAAGAGGTGACGACGTGAAATCATACTGGGACTTGTCCGAACAACAGCGCGCGGCGTTGACGGCTGCGCAGGTCGAGGATTTCATCGACATCGAGCTGATGAGGGAGGGGGTGATTCGTGTTCGCGATCTGGTGCTAGACGATGAACCGCCGTTGCCTGAACCAGATGTCACGGTCTATCAGCTTCAGCATACCAGTTGGAACACGCGCGACTTGTGCTTCGAGACACCGGAAGATGCCATCGCGAGCTGCCGTGATCAGATCGGCCAAATCGATGACGAGCGAATCGGCAACGGTTCCGACTACGCCGGGCCAAGCGTGCGTGTGCTCAAACCGATCCCGTCCGAGCAGCTCCTTGCCAAAGAAGTGAAGCTCTATAGCCCATCGCGCGTGGAGCAGTGCCGCTTGGAGTTGGAGAAGGCGCTGACAGCGCGAAAGAAGAATGGGGAGCGCAAGGCCGCGCACAAGGAGGCCGTCGAGAAACAGCGCAAGGCGCTCGAAGGCATGTGGGGCGATTGGCACGCATGCCGCGACAAGTCCGATCGCCTCGAGCGTGTCAGCGCCACGTTGGCCGAATACATCGGCCACACGAGCGGCGACCGCGAGATGGCGATGACATTCTTGCATAAGGTGTTTGCCGCCGCCGATATCGAAGCAGCGATCGAATGGCAGTCACACAAGGCAGCGGAGTAAGGACCATGAATCACGAACATCCACAAACGAAGACACTCGCCGAGCGCCACGACGAAGCGCAGCTCGCGAACATCGACGCGACGACTGCCGGCGCGGTCGCGAAGGCGCGCGCCGAAATCGAGGCGCAGTATCTAATGGCGCTGAAGCGCCAGCGGAGTATCGATGACGTGCGCGAGCGGCTCATCCGCGAGTGCAAGCGGTCGCGCTTCGCTGAGCGCGCCCTCTATCGCCGCCCGGTCGGCGGCGGTAAGTATGCCGAGGGGCTGTCGATCCGCTTCGCCGAAGCAGCGCACCGCACGATGGGCAACATGATCGTGTCGACGCTGCTCGTGCAAGACGGTGATGATCAGCAAATCTGGCGCGTCGGCTCGGTCGACCTTGAGACGAACGCGATCGAGTCGGAAGACGTTCACGTGCCTAAGTTCGTCGAACGCCGTCAGATCAAGGACGGAGACGAGGTCGTCGGGCGCCGCACGAACTCGCGCGGCGACATCGTCTATCGCGTTCGCGCTGATCAAGGCGCGCTCGTAACGACAGTTCGCGCCGAATGCCGCAAGGCGAAGCGCCGGTGCGTGCTGTCGCTCGTGCCGGCCGATGTGCTCGAGGAATGCGAGCAACAGATCCGAGCAACTAATGAGCAGGATATCGCGCAAGACCCGGACGCCGCACGCAAGCAGCTCGTGCGCGCGTTCGGTGAACTCGGCGTCAAGGGCGCTGACCTGCGCGATTACCTCGGCCACGACCTCGATGGAGCAAGCCCATCGGAGATTGCAGAGCTGCGCGCAATCTATGCGACGGTGCGCGAAGGCGAAGCGACGTGGCGCGACTGCCTCGCGACGAAGACCGGAGTCGAGGGCGACCGGAAGGACGATCCGAACGCTGCGCTACGCGAGAAGATCGCGAATCGCGCGGCAGCGCAGCGCAAGGGTAGCAAGGGCAAGCCGGCTGCGCCGAAGCCGAGCGCGCCGGAAAACGACTATGTGCCCGACGCGGAGGAGCGATGAGAGACGACCACGTAGATACACTCGCGAACGAGTTGTCGAATATCAGTTCAACGATCAACGATATTTACGATCGACTCGAATGGCTCGGCGAAGCGCTTATCGAGGTGAACACGACCCAGCAACGCATCGCCGCCGCGATCGAAACAATTGCGCGCTGCACGGAGGAGCGATGAAACCGAGCATCATTATCGCGAGCGCGCGCTGTTCGGTGAGCGAGCTTGAGTCGCTGCTTCGTCCGATGTGGTTCGGCGGCGAGCAAGCGTTGATCTTCGATCCACTCACCAAAGAGCTACGGCCAGTGATCATCGATGCGCGAGGAGCGCCGAAAACATGGCAGGCATGACGCTCGACGAGATCGCCGAAGCTCTCGGTTTATCGCGTCAGACAGTCCAGTACTACGAACAACGCGCGATCAAGAAACTCCGACGAAACGCGGAGCTCAAGAGGTCGTGGCGCGAAGGCGGCTTTGAGTCTCCAGACTCGTGGGAGCCGGCGCCGCTAGGCAACGAAGAAAAGGCAGGGTGGCATGCACGGAAAGCCTGAGGCACTGTTAACTCAATACGATCAGTTCTTGCAGTCGAAACGGATTGTGGTCAATCCAACAGGAATCGATGACCCGCCGACTCTGCATCCGCGGCTATTCCCGTTCCAGCGCGACCTGACACGGTGGGCTCTTCGGAGAGGGAAGGCCGCGCTCTGGGCCGGTACGGGACTCGGAAAGAGCGCAATGGCGATCGAGTGGTCCCGTGTGGTGGCCGACCACACCGGCATGCCAGTGCTCATCCTGACTCCGCTAGCCGTGGCCGATCAGTTTGTGGCCGAGGCTGCCAAGCTGAATATCGAGCTGGTGCATGCGCGTGAGCTTGGCGATGCAGCCATGCTGACGGTCACCAATTATGAGCGCCTGCACAAGTTCGATGCGACCAAGTTCGGCGGCGTGGTACTCGACGAGAGCAGTTGTTTGCGTGACTACACGAGCAAGACCCGTAACCAGCTAATCGAGTTGTTCGGCAGAACCCAGTTTCGTCTCTGCTGCTCCGCGACACCTGCGCCAAACGACTACATGGAGCTCGGCAACCACGCCGAGTTTATCGGTGCAATGACGCGCGCGGAGATGTTGGCGATGTTTTTCGTCCACGATGGTGGCGAGACTCAGAAGTGGCGGCTCAAGGGTCACGCGGCTAGAGACTTTTGGACGTGGCTCGCATCATGGGCTGTCAATGTGAACCATCCGAGCGCCCTCGGGTACGATGATCGCAACTACGACCTGCCGCCCCTCACAATACGGCAGCATGTCGTATCCGTCGATACGGCAACCATAGCCCATGAACAGGGACTTCTGTGGGCCGCCGATGCTCGAACGCTGAACGACCAGCGGGCCGCCAAGCGCGCGTCGTTAAACGAGCGCGTCGCGCTGGTGGCCGACATGGTCAATGGCTCGCGAGAACCATGGGTCGTGTGGTGCCAGCTCAACGATGAGAGCGTCGCTCTATCTGAATCGATCCACGACGCTGTTGAAGTATCGGGCGCGATGTCCCTGGATGAAAAGGAGGAGCGGTTGAACGGGTTCGCCACTGGAAAATATCGCGTGCTGGTCAGCAAGGCGTCGATCGCTGGGTGGGGGCTCAACTGGCAGCATTGCGCCCGCATGTGCTTCGCCGGCATCGATCACAGCTTCGAGAGCATGTATCAGGCAATTCGTCGGTGCTGGCGCTTCGGCCAAACCAGACCGGTCGACGTCCACGTAGTGCTAAGCGAGCAGGAGATCGCGGTCCTTGAGAACCTGAAACGCAAGGAGGCAGACGCCGAGCGGCTCACGGCCGAGATGGGCGCACACATGGCTCCGGTGACGCGCGCTTCGCTCGGTATGATGGTGCGGACTGAAACGACCTACGCGCCGATGGTCGACATGATGATCCCGCGATGGCTGAGAACGGAGGAGGTGACAACATGAAGGTGATAACGCAGAAAATCGGAGATGACGCGGCCCTGTACCACGGCGACGCGGTGGAGGTGATCGGAGGGATCCCTGATGCATCTGTCCACTACTCTATATTCAGCCCGCCATTCGCGTCGCTGTACACCTACTCGAATAGCGAGCGGGACATGGGAAATTGCGCCGATCACGATACGTTCGCGAAGCACTTCGCGTTCCTCATTTCGGAACTGCTTCGCGTCACGATGGCGGGGCGGCTGTGCAGCTTCCACTGCATGAATTTACCGACATCGAAGGCACGTGACGGGTACATCGGACTATCCGACTTCCGCGGTCGACTCATCGCCATGTTCATCGAGGCGGGATGGATCTACCACTCCGAGGTCGTCATCTGGAAGGATCCGGTGACTGCCATGCAGAGGACCAAGGCGCTCGGATTGCTCCACAAACAGATCAAGAAGGATTCGTGCATGTCGCGCCAAGGGATACCGGACTACGTGGTGACGATGCGCAAGCCGGGCGACAACCCCGAGCGCGTGACGCACACGAATGAAACCTTCCCGGTGAGCCTGTGGCAGCGATATGCCTCGCCGGTGTGGCATGACATCAATCCGAGCGACACGATCCAGTATCGTTCCGCGCGCGAGCATGAGGACGAGCGCCATATCTGCCCGTTGCAGCTCGGCGTCATTAGGCGATGCATTGAATTGTGGACGAACCCCGGTGACGTGGTATTTTCGCCATTTATGGGAATCGGCAGCGAGGGCCACGTCGCCCGCGAGATGGGCAGGCGCTTCATCGGGATTGAGCTCAAACGCTCGTACTACGAGCAGGCGTCTCGCAACATTGCATCGGCAGCCAGGCAACAGGACCTATTCGCGATCGCACAATGACGCCGTTGCAGCCAGAAATCATTCTCGAGATCATCGAGGAACTCGCAGCCGCGCGCCGGAAGTTCCCGCACTTTCACTCGGCCCATGAGGGTTACGCAGTAATTCTCGAAGAGCTCGACGAGCTTTGGGATGAGGTTCGCGCCAACGGACCCAAGGAGCGGATGCGCGCAGAAGCGATTCAGATCGCAGCCATGGCGATTCGGTTCGTCGAGGGCGTGTGCGATGGCTGAGCGCCTCATCCACGTTGACCCCGAGTTGCTGCGCAAGTGCGGCGCCGAGCTTCAGCATCGGCCGGCGATCATCATTCAGCAGAACGACAAGGGACCGATCGCTTGCGGCGGCGTACGCATCGTCTGCAAGTGCGGGCACGAAGTCGCGCGCGTCGAGCAACGGATCAACAACGCGCACGTCGTGGTCGACGATGATTCGACGGTGCTCGTGCCGCTCGACCGCGCGGCGAAGGACGCGCCGCTCGAACTGATGAGCGTGCCGAAAGGGGGAGCGCATGAGTGAATCGCCTAAAGTTCTCGCGTATGCATCGCGCACGGGGACGCGGCGGAACCTGGCGTCACTACACGAGCACGGCTGGCGCCTGCTTGTGTCAGCTACCGGCTGCTTGCGCGCGGAGGGATTTCGCTACGCGCTCGACAATGGCGCGTGGACTGCCTATCGGCAGGGCAAGGCATTCGACGATCGGGCATTCGTAGTAGCACTTCGCAAGCTCGGTCGTGACGCCGACTGGACGGTGCTGCCGGACGTGGTGTGTGGCGGGATGGCGTCGCTCGACACCTCCCTGCGCTGGATGCGCGTCGTGCTCGATGAGTCGCCGCGGGCGCTGCTCGCGGTGCAGGACGGCATGGTGGCTGGCGACGTGCGCGGCTTCCTGGGATCGCGTGTCGGGCTTTTCGTCGGCGGATCGACCGAGTGGAAGGAGAAAACGATGGGCACTTGGGCAAAGCTCGGTCGCGAGGTGGGATGCTGGGTTCATGTCGGGCGCGTCAACACTGCGCGCAGGATCGCGATCTGCACGTCCGAGGGCGTCACGAGCTTTGATGGTACGAGCGCGTCGAGGTTCGCCAAGACTGTTGGACCGCTAGACGCGGCGCGCAGGCAGATGGCGCTATTCAAGGGTGGAGTGAGCTGATGATCCGAATTGCCAAGATGTTCGACTTTGACGCTGCGCACTGGCTGCCGCGTGTTCCAGACGGTCACAAGTGCAAGCGGTTGCACGGCCAATCAGCCGATCTGCTTCAAATAGCCGCGCACGCATTCGAGGAACGCATCCCATGGATAGTTTTGTCCAGGATCGTAGTGGTTTGACCGCTTGAACGCCTTCGAGGCATCGACGTGGCCGCAGAACCCCGCGCGTCCGGCAAGCAAATCCTCCGGCCCGAGCTTCACGACCGGGATACTCCAGCGCTTGCACGCCTTAGCGGCGATGCGCGCCACACGGTCGAGCATCTTCTGCGAATCGTCGTCGGACCAGTCGGAGGCGCTCTGCTTTGCGTAGCCGGCGAGCTCGAACTGGATGCCTTGAGCGTTCGCGCCCGGCGCGGCATACGCGACGTCTGCTTCGTCGACGCCCTGTACCACGGAATCAGAATCACAGCAGTAGTGCGCGCTGGCCATCGGAGCTTTGCCGCGCTGCCCGGCGAACCACGCGGCGACGCTTTCAGCGGTCGTCGGCTTCTCGGGCGCTTCCATCGTGTGGATCACGATGAGCGTGACCTTCGTTCGGCCAGCCTTCGTGAAGTTCGCCGCGGCAACGAATGGTATGGGCTCGACGGCCCAGCTCGGCATCGAGCCCGGCGTCGGCTGCGTGTCTGGTGGCTTCGCGTCGCGCAGCGCGGCCATCACGTCGGCGTCGACGATGCCATCGACGGGCAGACCGTAATCGCGCTGGAACGACTTCACCGCGGCTTCTGTCACTGCGCCAAACGATCCGTCTGCGCCCCACTTTCCAAGATCGTAGCCGAGCACGATGAGTTGCTGCTGGACCGTCTTCACGGCTGGCCCCTTGTCGGCGCGCATTAGCTCTGATGGCGGCGTGGCGACGGCGCGCGGCTTCGACGGCGCGGGCGTGGGCGCTGGGAGGGCTCCACCAGCGACCAGCGACGGCGGCGTTTCGCCATCGAATGCACCATGAACATTGGTCGCGTAATCGGTGAATGTCGGTTCGGCTCTGTGCGCTGGGCTCTCGTTCTGAATCTTCTCGTTTCTTGGTGCCGCGAACTTCCACCAGCCGATGATGTCGCCGTCGCAATCGAAGTGCTTGCCGTCGTTCGCAACGGGTTGCGTGCCGTCATATCCGGCAGCCACGAGAAGCGCCGCGACGCGCTCGTCGTGGATTTTGCACCACGCTTGCGAGCGCATGTTCCGCGCCCGGTAGTCGCGCATGTGCGGCAGGTCGCGCCCCTTGGAATCAGAGAACGGCGCAGGAACACCATCGGCGCGCAGCATGTCGTGCGTCGGCAACGTGACGGGCGCGATCCAAAGCGCCACTTGATGTAACAGCTCGTACTCAGCCGCGGCAGGAAGACGGCACCTATTCGCCCGAAGCCATGCCCCGGCTGGACCATGACCAGGACGCGCGACGCAGTCGTTGACGCGATCCCAAAGTGGACGCCTCGTCAGCCAGCGTTTCGGAGCGATCTCAACCCACCCAGACGGATGGATCCATAGGTCCTCAGCGCGCGTGATGAAGGGAGTCGACATGCGCCGAGGCTACCACGCCACTAGTTCGCCGACGTGCCGTTCGAATTGCGCTCAGCTGGCGCTCCCCACGCGTTGAACGGGCGGTCGCTTTCCTGAACGTCGGGCGGCGTTTCGTGAACGACCGAGGCAGCTTCGTGAACGATCACGTTCGCCGGCTTGATGTCGCGATTCACGATCGCCTCATCAGGCACGTCGAAGCCGAAGCGTTTCGCTAGGCGCAGAAGCGCCGGAGCAACCGTGCGCGCTCGCTCGACGTTCGTCACGATGAGGCGGGCTTGCTGGTCCGGGGCTTTCTGCCACAGCTCGCACAGCTCTTGGTCGATGTCGGCGATCTCGGCTTCTAGATTCAGCCGCCGGTGAAGCGCCATCAAGATCGTCTCGCGGTATCGCTGGTGCGACCGCGGGGCGCTCCGGTGCATCAGGATCGTGTGAACGACGGTCGCGACGACGTAGCCGGCCGCACCGTAGACGAGCGGCAGCCACCAACTCACGGGTCCACCACGCCGACGCGCACGCCGCCGTCGAGGAAGCGCTGAACCCTCGCGCGCTCGAAGAAGCGGCCCTCGGCCATCTCGAGGCCCTTCGCGCGCAGCTTCAGATAAGCATCGCGCTTCACTAGCTCGTCGAGCTCGGCGGGCGAGAACGTGACGCCGAAGTCTACGCCCGAAGACGACGCCGGTATTCCAGCGCTCGCCGTACGCCCGGATGCGGCTGGCGCACCCACTTGCCCCGCGACTTCTTCCAGCCGCACCAATGGTTGTGCGCCGGGGAATTCAGGCCGCCGTAACCCGCCAGAAAGCTCGCCAGATCCGTTCGTCCCACTTTCTTGCGACATATCGACCTCCACCGTGTGAGCGCCTGCACCGTCAAGCGCATGTTGTTCGCTGGGTCGAGCAACGACGCGCGCGCCGCTCGACAGTCCGGGCCGGGGTTCCGAACCGGGTCCGGGTCGCGGCGGCAGCCCGGAAGATGCCGCACCCGAATCTGCCCGAGCCCGACGTCCTCGCCATCCGGCGAGATCGCGCCTGAGCGCCACCCGCTCTCCTCCCAGATGATTGCGACGACGTCGAGCGGGTCGAGCCCGGTGCCCGACACGTGAGCCCTGAGCACCGCAGCGTGCGAACGCGTCGCCGCCGCCGGTAGCCGGGGGTTCGCGGTCGCGATCGCCAGCGCAATAGTCGCAAGTGTGCGGATCATGGTCGCGTGGTCCACCGACGAACGGAAACCCTACCCGCCGCGAGGGGAACCGTCAACCGCGGCACATAAACAGCCATAGAACACGTCGTGTGCCGACTGGCTATCGATGCCGACCGCGAAGCGCGCGGCGCGCTATAGGCCCTCCTGGCGCGGCAGCGGGAAATAATGACACTAATCCAGTGTCAGTAAGCTACAGCCGGTCGGCGATATCGTTCGGCGACGGAAGCGCAAAAGGTACGGGTTTCGGCGCCTCAGTTTCCGCGCCGCCGAGAGGCGGCTCTGCGGAGAGAACGCCCAGATCATCGAGCGTGCCGCGCAGGTCAGCGTAGGCGGCTAGCGCATCCGCCTTGGCCTTGTCGCGGTCTCCCTTGCCGAGGGACTCGCCGGCGGCGATTGCCCCAGTGAGATCGGCTAGCGCGCCGCGTGCGCGACGAAGTGCCGCGTCGACCTTCGCCTGTCTCTCGATGTTTGGGTGTCGCAAAAAATATGCTTGCTGCCCGGCGTCTGCGACCGACACGAGCGATCCGAGCCACGACGCACCGCTCGCGAGCTGCGCGAGCGCGGGCAGAAGTCCAGCGCAGCCGAGGGGACCGAGCGGCGATCCGAGCACCAGCGCAAGCGCGAGGATTCCAAGGCAGCGCCTCACTTGTCGGCCGCCTTCATCTTGTGAGTGAGCTGGTTCAAGCCAGTGGCCGCGAGGAAAGCCGTCACGGCCGTTTGCCATACGTCATCAAGCGGCACGCCCGCCCACAGCCCGGCTGCTGCCGCCGGCAAGATCGCGAGCGCGATCGCCGACGCGCGCTTCGCGGCCGGCTTGCCGTCGAGCCAGTCCTTCACGATAGGGCTGTTTTCCAAAAGCCACACGGCGCCGAAGAGCATCAGAGCGGACACAATTCGGCCGGTGCCGGTCGACAGCCATTGCACGATCTTCGCGACGATCATGCCGGCAGACTATCGCCAAAACACGCGCGTCACCAAGCTCGTTGCGATCGAGGCCGCGAGCCCGACGAGCACGGCGACGGCCCAGCGCTTCCAGTAGCGCGCGCCATCTTCTAATTCGCGCGCGCGCTCGACGGCGCGCTTCGCATCCGATTCGATCTTCGAAATCTCGTGCTTGCCGGTCGTTTCGCTCAGATCGCCAAGCCCTTCGCCGACCTTGCCGAGCGAAGTTTCGGCCGCGCCGATACGGTGTTCGTGTAGCTGGAGTTGCGCTCCGTGGCTGGCGACCATGCGGTTCAGCGCCGCATGTTCGCGGGCATTCTCTTCCGCAAACGAATCGAACCGCTCGGCTTGGCGCTCGATGGCGCGTTCGATTCGCTGGGCGCCTGCATCGCTGGCGTCGAGTCGTTGAAGTAACAATCGCTGAAATTCTGGCGTCATCATCGGCATCCCATCAAGCATTTCCGCTCACGCCTTGATAGTCGACGCCGCACGCCCAGTTGATCGTCTGCGCCGCGGCACCCGTGACCTGAACGACCAGGTTGTCGCCGGTCACGACGACGTCGACCGACGCGGTGATGGTGCCCGACGTCTTGTCGGCCCCGATGGTGTCGACCGTGCCGACCAGGGTTGCCGCGCCAGCAGCTTCGCGGAACACAACCGCCCGCCGGTAGAACCCAGAGCGACCCGCCACGTCAGTTCGCCGAGCCTCGACGAAGACGAGGATCGTGTAGACGGTGTTGTCAGCAAGTGCGATCGTCTTGAGGGCAGTAACAGTCGCATTTGTCGTCTGCACCGCAGACGTCGTGCGAATAGCACCGCTCGACGCGAAGGCCGAGTGACTCTTGAGTAGTGCGTCTCCGCCGTCAACGTGAAGCGATACGCCGGAACTAGGCGAGGAGTCGAGTCCGATCATCAACCCGCCGCTCGTGATCCTGACGCCGCTCGCTATTCGCGCGCCGAGGCTCACTGAACTAGCGCCCGACTGCGCCTCGATGTCGATGCCGTAGGCGTTGGTGACGCCAGTCGCGCCCATGTTCGGGGCATAGAAGCACCGTGCAGTCGGCACGGCGCGCGCAGCCGAAATGTTGATGGGCGGCAGCCCGCGAAAGCAGTAGCCGTTCGTGATCGAGCCGCTCGTTGGTAGGCCGTCGTCGTCGTCGTAGCCAAACTCTCCGGTGACACCTGCGCCATGGGTGACGGTGCCTAGCGCGACGCCCGGGCCACTGCCGCGGAACGTGCCGAACAATCCGTCGACACGGGTGGCAGTTCCGGTCGATTTGTGCAAGCCGACGCCGCCCCATCCAACTGCGACGGCCGTTCCACTAAGCACCGAGCTTCCCAACAGGGCGACGACCGCGGCGCCTCCCATGAAGTCAGCGCTCTGCGTGCCACCGCCCAGTTCGACCTGGAGCGTGAGCCCCTGGTAGTCGGTCGCGCTGCCGGTCGGCTTGTCGGCGAAGAAGATGGTTCGGCCACTCACCGAGAGCGCGGACGTATCCAGATCACCGACGAGGTTCGTGCCCGCAGTGGGTTCTCCCTCGACCCGCAACGTCGAGAGGTTGTTGACCGTCTGCGACGCCGACGCCGTGAACGTTGGGCCGGCACCAATGCGCATGCCGCCGGCCCAGTTGATCGCCGCGCCCGCAGTGAAGTTGACCGTGCGGTTGATGACGAGGTCGACGTCGAAGAAGTCGGCGCCAGCTGGCGTCAGCGTCGTATGCGCGCCGCCAGTGATCTTCAGCGCCTTCGGGTTGCCACTCGTCTGCGCCGGCTGGATCATTTCGAGCAGCGCCGCGGTCAAGCCGCCTATGTTACCGAGCTGCGTACCTGCCCCGGTAATTCGCATCCGGCTTACGAGGGAACCGCTTGATAGCGCGCTGAATAAGAGTGCCCCCGCCTCGCTTCCAGCCGTCGCCGTGATCAAGCTGCCTGCGATGCGCGCAGAATTCACGTTGGTCGTGCCACCGGCGTTCTCTGCGGTGAACAGAATGCCAGAGCCGATTCCGTTTGCTGCCGTCCCGGTCGTGTTGTGATTCAGCCGCAGCAGATTGGTAACGTCGCCGTTTACGGCGTCGTTCACGGTCGCGTCAATCGGCGCCAGCGGATTTGAGGTGCCGATCGATAGTCGGCCGTTCTGAGTATCGACGGCGAACAGGATGTTACCGCTGCCGGTCGCCGACGCCCAGATCGCGTTCGTGCTTGTGAAGTCGACTGCTAGCGCGGCGCCCGACACGCGCAAGCGCTCGGTGCTGAAGAACGACGTGGCGCCGAGCGCTGCGCGCGTGCCGAGCATGTCGCCATCCGTTGTTGACGCAGCGACGCCGACACCGAGCGAGGCGACGCGAAGACCAAGCGTCGTCTCGTTGTGGCGCTTCGGTTGGCCGCCCGACGAGAAGAAGAGGAGCTGATCTTGCGTCGCCATCGCCTACGACCTCACGCCGTGGGTTGGCGCTCCACAAATTCGAGCTTGTCGATGTCGAAGCTGTACGACTTGAAGTCAAGGCCACGGCTCATGCCGAAGCTTTCGCCGAGCTGGCGCAGCTTCGCGCGCTGGTTGTTCAGCTCGTTGTGGATCAACGTGATCTGGTTCAGCGCGTGGTCGACTGCGTCCGACTGCGCTAGTCGCAGTTGGTCGACGAGCCCGAGTTGCTTCGACCATTGCTCGCGTTCGCTCGCGTTCAGCTTCAGTTCGGGCGGCAGCTGTGACGGGTTCGTCATCTCCTTCACGACGAGGTCAGCGACGGACGGCGTTGCCGTCGGCTTCGGCGATCCGTTGCTATTGGTCGGCTCGGTCAACGTGGCCTTGCGCTTTCGTGCCTTCATGTTGGTTCACCTCTTCAGGGTTAGCGGCCTTCCAGGCCCGCGACGAAAGAGGTGAACAAACGCCGCGGGACCCGGTCAGCCGACCGCCATCTTACAGGTCAACGCGCACCTTTGGCTGAAGAACGATCACGCATGTCTTCGAACCGGCATAGTTCGCGTTGTCGAGGCAGATCCCGACCTCTTGGTTGAACTCGCCATTCGTGTTGTTGACGCCGGCCGTCAGCTTGCCGGCGCCAGCGTTCGCGTCGGCCGCTGCGCGCGCGAGATAGATCGGCGCGCCTTCGGCCGGCGAACCGCCATCGGTCGTGAACGCGGCGGTTACGACGCCGCTCAGCACGAACTCGCCCGACGCCGTTCGGATGCCAGCGAAGCGCGATCCGGCATCGATCTGCGCATCGGTCTTGTTCCACTCGCCAGCGCGCGTGATGCGGCCGGCCATGTTGTTCGCGAAGGCCGAGCCAGCGGCCTCGGTCTGGCCGGTGAGCTTCGTTTGCGGCGTGTTGCCCTGGACGATCTCGTGCTTGTGCAGCGCGGTTCCGAAGTCCTCGATGGTCGTGCCATCGAGCAGCGCCGTCACGTTCGCAGCAGTGAAGTTCGCCGTACCGACCGCAACGCCACCGATCAGGAAGGACGTTCCAGCCGGTACGTCGAGCGATCCGCCGGTGCCGCGCATGTCGACCAGGCCGTTGCCGACCTTCGTCAACTTGGGGTTCACGGTAGTGTTTCCGAGCTTGATCTCGGGACCGGCGTCGGTCGTCGACACGTCGATGTAGTTGTTCGTTCCCTCGCGCACGAGCCACGCGCTCGCGAGGTTGTCGGCGATCGTGATCGTCGCCTTCTTCGTCGCGGCGAGGTCGAGCGTGTAGTCGCCCGTTGGGTTAAGGTCGACGTTCGTGCCGTTGAAGACGATCTGGCCGCCGGTCGACGTGAAGTCGCCGCCGGACACGTCGAGCCCGGCGGTGGCGTCGACATTGATGCCGAGCGTGATCGTCGGCGTCGCTGCGCCTGGCGCAATCGTGATGCGAGTCGTGTAGACGCCACCGTCATGGTCGGTTGAGCTCTGGATGAGCAGCTGACCCTGATAGCTTCCTGCCGCGCCGTGTGAATCATGGTCGTGCAGCAGTCGCCACGCCTGTTTCGTGGTTCCGCCGGCACCGCGACCCGCTTTCGTGATCAGCGAGACGTCTTGCGAGTCGGCCGCAGCCGCGTCCTGATTGATCGTGAACGTCTCGGAATCCGTACCGGCGACGGCGCCGCCGCTTCCGAGCGCTTGCCACGACACGTCGTATCCCTCGAACTGCGCAGTCGTCGTGTTGTAGATGATCATGCCGTTCTGCGCCGTGAGCGCGTCGCGCTGTGCGGTCGTCAGCTGCGGCACGCGGGGCGCGGCAGTCGTGCCGGTACCGAGTAACAGCGCGCTGCCCGAGCTGTCGATGCCGATGCCGTCGATCGACAGGCCCGAGCCGCCCGTCACGTCCAAGCCGGCCGTCGTGTCGACGTTGCCGTTGAACGTGACCTGCCCGGTCGACAGCTGCGTGATCGTGCCGGTGCCGCGGATCACGATCGTCGGGTTCGTCGTCACGTTGCCGAACTCCATCGAGCTGGTCGTCTGGAATCCGATGCGAACGAGTCCGTTTGTGCCCGAGCCGGTCAGCGCGCCGCCAGCGATGTCGACGTTTGATCCATTGCCGTTGCCGTTCGCGCCGCCGTCGCCACCGAGGAGCACGAGCGCGCCTGCGTTGCCAGCCGCGCCGTTGAACATCGCGCCGGTCGTGCCGTCGCCGCCGTCGCCGCCCTTGATGGTCAACGTGCCGCCAGCGCCGCCGTTTGCCTGCTGACCGCTCGTCGACGACCCTTGCCCCGTGCCACCCTTCGCGCCGGTGAGCGCCAGGGCTCCGCCGATGCCGCCGTGCGTCGGGCTAGCGCCTGCGGCACCGTTGCCGCCGGCGCTGCCCTTGTAGCTGATAGCGTCGCCGGTCGAGCCATCACTCGAGCCGGCCGCGCGTCCCACGAACGAGTGCGCACTGCCGCGCCGCAGATTGAAATCTGGGTCTGCGACCGAGCCCCAAGATCCCTTCATCGAGATCGTGTCGTTGGCAGCATCGCCCAGGATGACGTCCTGGTTAAGGTTCACGGTCGAGCTGACGATCTCAGTTCCCGTGACGGTGAGATTGCCCGTCACGGTAGCGTTGCCCTGCAAGGTCAGGGTGGCGGTCCCGCTCGTGCCGCCGATCTTCACGGCCGACGCGTTGTCGCCGATCGTGACGTCGGAGCCGCGGTAGTTAGCCGTCGCGCCCACGCTGCCCATGGTCAGCGTGGTCGCCACGACGCTGAAGGCGCCGAGCGAGCTGGTGAACGACAGGCTTTGCCCAGACGCCGATTCAGCGCCCGTGCCGATGATCAGGCTATCGGTCGCTGCGACACGCTTCGGTTGCCCCGAGGTCGGCGAGAAGTGAACGGCTTGAAACGCGGTCATGTACCCTGCTCCTCATGTTCACCTCTTTGTTGTTTTGCGAAACCTGAGTTCGCGCCAGGAGGGCCCGGCGCGCGTGGAATCTACGTGACTTCTTCCCAATGTGGGAGCGCTTGCATGTGTCGGACGCACCGATCGTCGCCGACCGAGACGACCTCGTCGATCTGAAACGTGTCGCCGTTGGCCGGCAACAGCTCGTGGACGTGCCCGTCGCACGCGCACAGGCGCTGCTTACGCATCGGAACGTTGCCGAGCGGCTGGCCGCCAACCTTGATGTTGTTGATCGAAACGCCCTTGAATCGAAACTGCGCCATGGCTCTACTCTACTCCAACACGTCGCGATCGAGCGTGGCAACCAGCGTCGTCGCGCTCTTCGCAAATCCGAGCTCCTGCACGATTCCAGGAAGCGCGGGGGCGGATGTCGTGATGCCACCGGGGGTCGTCGACAGGAAATAGGTCGCGCCGGGCGTGAGCCCGACGAAGCCAGCGATCTCGCCATAGTACTGCACGACGCACGCCGTCGGACTCGACACCTGCACGACGAAGCCGACGGCCGGCGCCTTCAGCGGGTCGTCTGCGTCCGCGCGCGACACTTCACCCGGCGCCGACACGTAGACGGCATCGCGCACGGCGACCGCGCCGGAGGGTGTCGTCCACGAACCAGAGATGATGCCGCCGGGCGCGCCGACCGGCATGCCCTGCCACGTGACGGTGCCGAGGATGTTGTCGAAATGCAGCCCGATCGCCATGCGTCACCCCGTGATCTCTACCAGCCGCACGTTCGCGCGCCAGCTGATGGTCTTGCCGGCCTGCCCGGTGACGAGCACGCGCAGCGAGTCGTTCGTGTTATCGGCCGCGATGTCTGCGTCCCAAGCGGCCGGGTTCGAGTTGTGGATCGTCGTCTTGATGACGAGGCCATCGAGCGCGGTCGTGCCAGCATTGTTCGAGATGCCGCCCTTGAACTCCCACGCCGCGGCCTCGTTGTCGGCATCCGTCCGACGGGCCAACAGTTCGACGACGTAAAGCTTCGAGCTGTCAGTCGGCACGAAGATGCGGTTGCTCGCGCCCGGCGCGGCGCCGTCCTTCGTCAACTCTGCTTGCACGGCAGTAGTCGTCGTGAACTTCAAGACCTGCGTCGGGCTTTCAGCGGCGCCGTCGATCGTTTCGTTGAACGCCTCGGTCCAGCCGAACGTCGCGTCGTACTGCTGCGTTTCGGCTGGCGGGATCTTGCGCTTGCCGAGCGAGTTCCGAATCGCGACGATGCGCTCGTGCGTGAACGCGGCAACCTTCTTGTTCAGCTTGTCGACGCCGCCGTTGATCACGGATCGGAGGATGTACGTGTGATTCCCCGCGGCAGGCATCGCGACGGTGATTGCCGTCGTCGGCGGCTGCGGGCTCGGATTCGAAAATGTCAGCGACGGCGCATTCTTCGTGAACTGGCTGACCGAATAGAGCACGGTTTCGATGTCGAGCCCCGGAGACGCTTCGAGTTGGAGCGTCAGCACCTGCCCGTTGGTGGCGTCGAAACCGCCAGCGCTCGATGCCGAGCTGTTGATGCGAAACTTCGCGTCGCTCATGTCCCACCCGACGATACCGCGCTTAGCTGCTCGCCCGCGACGGTGATCGATAGTGAGCCTGTCCAAAGGTTGTGCCCGACCTCGCGCAACACGACGTTGAACAATCCGCCCTCCTTGGGCGTGAAGGTGACGATCGACGGAACGGAACGCCGGAAGAAGTGCCGCTGAAAGCTCTTCGGGCTCGGCCCGGTGATCAGCAGCTCGAGCGGCAAGCGCACACCTTCGGGCGACGTCTTCGTGTAGCTGGCTGCGATGTCGATCGCGCGGAATGCGCGCGCCGGCACGAGCGGGTTCGCTAGCTGAAGCGATATTGCCTCGGCCTTCACGGTCAGCGGGCAGATTTCGTCGAGAATGCTCATGCGAACATCTCCACAATGAACGGGAGGCCCACGTTGCCGCCAAGCGATCGCGACGCGACTAGCACTTGCTGACCCGGCGATCCGCCGAACGGCGTCAAGATCAACTGGGCGATCGACGTGAAGCCTGGCGGATTGATGATCGGCACGGGAAACCCCATCTTGGTGCCGCCTTCGGCGAAATGCCAAAGAAACAGCCTACCGCCCAGCGTTGCGTCAGCCGGGCCGGCTACGCCGCCAATGACGGCACGCACTTCGATCGTTACGTTCGTGTCGAGCGCGCGCCAGTATCGATGCGGCTGCGACGCGAGTGGGTTGATGCGCGTCGGTGTACTGCCGAATGCCGGATCGATCCAGACCTGAAGGTCCAGGCCGATCGTGGGGACAAGCTCGAAGTCGGCCATGATCTCACGGGGAGAGGAGCTTCGTCGTGAACAGGATGTCACACGCGATGACGGCGAGCGACTCGGCGACGGCATTCGCTCCTGACTCGGGCGTGAACCTCAGCCAATAGGCGGTGTTGTCGTTCACTGGCGCAACGCCATCCGCCACCGATAGGTTGATCGAATGATACAGCTCATAGTTCGCAAGGTTGACAGACGTATCTGTCGCCGTGCCAACCGTCGAAACAACGCCTGTATCGAGGACGAGCTTTTGAAGTGCGAAGCTTGGCATGAAGGCTGGTAGCGCTGCGTGGGAAAATCCCGCTCCGTTCCCGTCAACCCAGACGTGAACGAGCGTGATGTCAGCGCCGCGAGGCATCTTCGTCAACGGGATGAAGAGCGAGAACGCCGACGCGAAGCCACAGCGCCAATGCCTCCCATACGTCGAGCCCGTGCCGACGAACTTCCACGAGTGAGGATCCGGCCCGTCGTTTCCGTCGCGCGCACACTCTATCGGCTGCGGGTAGGTGCGACCGACCGGCTGAAGGATCGGAAGGTTTCCGCCCTTCAGCGTCATCACGGTTCCGGCCGCGATGTCGAGCGTTGGCCCCGTGATGTCGAGCGCGCCCTTCTGCTGCGTCGTGCCCTTCACGACGATGTTGCCGAAACCGAAGCCATTCGAGTCGCTGACGTCGATGTTTCCGGTCGGCGCATGCGAGCTTCCCTCCGCGAAGTTCGGCGCCTTCGTGTGATCGATGTCGAGCGCGTTCATCTGCGCTGACGTCAGGATCTCGTTCAGCGCCCAGCCTGGGGGCTTGACTCTTGGGAAGTTCGGCACGAGTTACGCTCCTACGCTACGGGCTAAAGGCCGTGAGGTCGAGATAGCTGCTGTTGAATCCGTCGAGGAAGAATCCGGCGCCGTTGAAGATCGTCCAGTCGACCCACGACGGCAGCGCGGTGTTCAGCAGCGCCTCGACACGCAGCCGTTTCGCCGGATCCGGCAAGCCCATCGGCAGACCCAGCCAGATCACATGCACGATGAAGTGCTGCGAGAAATTCGGAAACTGCGTGTTGCGCGTGCCGCCGACACCACTTGTGCGGTCGGCGTACGAGCGGCCCATCTGCCAGATCGCCGCCGAGCCCTGAATCACCGTGACGATGTCGAGCCCGGCGTCGATCGCTTGCAGCGCTGAACGCAGCGCTGGGATTGTTGCGTCGATCTTCGACGTCCACGCGCTAGCCGCGGCACTGCGGCGTTGCTGCGCGGGTCCTTCGGGCGGTAGGCCGAGCAGGTTCTCGTAGACCTCGAGGTGATCCGTTGCGCGATCGGGCAGCGCCTGCGTGGCCGCTCGCTCCATCGCGGTCGTTGCAGTCAGTAGACCGACGACCTTGCTCTCGCGCCATGCGTCCTCGATGCCGCCGATGGGACCAGGGCCGCGTGTGCCGAGCGCCTTGCGTAGCGCCTGCCACAGCTGCTCGAAGCTGCTTTCGCCGCCGCCCCATTGAATCGGCCAAGGGTTCTGTCTTCCCCATCCGCCCATCGCGTCACCATGCCATTACGGCGATTGCGTCACCGATCGCCATGTCGGCGAGCGCGCCGGCTGCGTTTCGCACGCGCACATCGATCGTGCGCTTGTCGGCCTGCACCTTCGCCGTAGCCCGGAAGTCGCTTAGCGTCTGAAGCAATGCCGTCGCAAACAGCAGGTTGGTCGTCTGCGTGATGGCGTCCTTGTCTGGGTACGTCGTCGCATATTGAACGGTGTAGGTGCCGACGCCGACGTACGCGATCGTCGGGATAGACCCTGCGTCTGGGTCCCATGCCTCGCCGCTCGCTGTCAGCGTCAAGCTCGGGCCAGCCGCGATCGTCAAGAGCGCGAACGTGACGGGAGACACGACGCCCATGCCGGCGATCTGCCACATGATGAGGTCGCCGATGGTCGGCCCGTCGAGCTCATGCTGCGGGTTCCGCACCGGAAAGCGGTTCACCGGCTTCGGTCCGAACGCATTGCGTGTTGGTCGAATTGGGAATCCTGCCACGGGTCGTCACCTCACAGTGGATAGATCGCGATGTTGCCGATGGTGATCAATCGCGGGCCGAGGACTGGATCGGTTGGGACGGTCGGCAACGACACGCTGATGGAATCGAGCGAGCTGTCGGCAAGCGCAGCGCCGAGCCCGTCTTGAAGTTGGCTCAACAAGCCGGCACCGGCGCGCTGCGGAAATTCTTCATTCGGCAACGGGAATCGGAAAGCTCGATGGCCGCGCGTGTCGATCGCTAGGTTCAGCACTTCACCGGGGCCGAGGCTGTCGAAGTACGACTCGATCGTTTGCGCGATCAAGTCGCGGCGCGCGGAGTCGGGCGAGAGGTACTGGCCTACGGTGAGCGTTACGGCCGGCGCAGTCGACAACACGACGTCATACGTGAGGCCGGCAAACAACGTGACAGACGATACGGCGAGCTGAACGAAGCGGCTCGTGGCGGCGTTCCAGACCATCAGCGGCGGCGCCGTTATGCCGACCGGCAGCGCTGGAGCACCGGCGCCAAGCGTCATGCGGAAGTGCGTTTGATCCGTGACGCTCGTGATGGTCGTCGGCAAGCCGCCGACTGCGTCCGGCCATGGTTGCAGCGCTGCCCACCCAGAAGCTTGTCCGAGCGGTAGCGCAAGCGACAACACGACGTTGCTCGGCAGCGCGACCGGCGGCACGACGAGCACGAGCGGCGGCGTCGGAACGACGGGGCTGCCGGGAGGCGTCAGGTAGGTCGTGACCTCGGTCAGCGTGCCGATCGATGGGATGCGCGCGTTCGGCCCGAGCACGGTCGAGCGCTTTTGTGTCGGGCACACGATGACAGTGCCGGCGTGCAAGGCGCACGCGTAGATGAACGCGTCTTCTACGGCGGTCGTAGACTCGCGCGCCCACGCGCGGAAGTGTGCGCTATTGCCCGCCGCTGGCTTGTGTCGGATGCGGTCGAGGATGCGCTTCGCGTAGTCGGCATCGGACTCCTGCGGTGACCCGCCGGTGAACTGAGTGCCTACCGTTGCTGGTGCCGGCGCACCGGCCGGGCCATTCGACCACGTCAGCAGCGTTCCGAGCGGTATATTTGTCGCGATGCCAGTATCGACACCTTTCAGCGTCAGCGCCGCGGTCCCGCTCCCGGGCGTCGTCGTCGTGAACAGCACTTGATAGCGCAGTCCCGCTGGATCCGTGGCGAAGTTAGCAGCTGGATCGGGGATGATCGTTGAACCGACGAAGATCGTGCCTGGAACGGCTGGCGCGTTGACGCTGCCGGATCCGCCGGATGCGGGTAGACGCGTCTCGCCCCACAAGGCGCCGTGGTAGCTTTCGAGGAAGCTGGTCGCCGCGCGGTCGATGCGAACTTGATCGGCGAAGAAGAGCCCACGGTTCTGCGCGGCGAGCAGCGTCAAGTCGAGTGCGTCAGCTTCGATCCAGAATCGCGAGTGCTCCGCTGTCGACGTCGCGATCTCCGTCTCGGTGAACGCGCTGCCGGTGTCGGGATTGATCAGCTGACGCAGATGAACGCGGAAGCTCGCAAGGATGCGGTCGCGGACTTCACCGCGCGCGAACGTCTTGAAGTGCCGCTCGGCGGCTTGTGCGGTTGCCACCGGCGTTAGCCTCCCACCTTCTGTTGCTTGCGCGTGTGGAGGTTCGTGTATTCGACGAACACGGCGCCAAGGTCGTAGCTCGTCACGCCGGCTTCGGACAAGATCGTGGTGATCTCGATGTCTTTGCGCGTGACGAACGGCGCGAGGATGCGGCGCACTTCATCTTCGAGCTGCCGGCTGGTGTCGGGGCCGACTTTTTTGATGTCGCGAAACTTGTGCCCATCGTTCTGAACGGCAGCGCCGGTGCCGCGTTCGAGACGGAACGCCTCGCGGATCGCAGCGTCAACTGGATGCACGCGCGAGAACAGCGAGCGCCAGTCGCCGGTCTTCTCGTCGACATCGTCTGCGAGCAAGACGGGCGGGCGCGCTGGGTCGGCGAACGCGGCGGGCGCGAAGAAGCTCGCAGCGGTGACGCCAGCCGGAGGGATCACGTAGTCAGGCACGAGCACGAGCCTACACCAGCGTGGCGCGGCTGGTGTAGCCTTGACGCGTGGAACTGCATTGGTATCGGCTCATCAGCGCTCAGGCCATCGACGGCGATACGGTCAAGTGCGTCGTCGACCTCGGCTTCGGTGTGCAGCTCTCGACGACGGTGCGGCTGCTCGGCGTGGCTGCGCCCGAGCTGTTCAGCGGCGATAAGCGCGTCGAGGGCGAGGCTGCCCGCGTGTTCGCTCAGCAATGGCTCGACGCGCACCCGCGCGCGTTGCTGCACACCGAAAAGCTGATGTCCGGCGGCGACAAGCGCGAGAAGTACGGCCGCTACCTCGGGGTGATCGTTGCCGAGGACCGCGCGGAGCTGAACGCTGCGATGATCGACTCGGGTCACGCGCGCCGCGGCACAACGAAGGGCTAGTCGAGCGGGCAGGAGATCGACGGCAATGCTGGAAGAGCTGGCAACGATGGTAGCGCGGGAAGCGCGAATGCTGGGATGGGCAACGCTGGAATTGCTGGCAGTCCGGGCAATCCTGGCAACGACGGCAGCGACGGCAGCGCTGGAATCGATGGCAAGGCGAACGCGGGAACGGGCAAAGCGGGAAGCCCTGGAAGCGGCGTTCCGGGCAGCGCGGGGATCGCCGGCAACGATGGCAAACTAGGCAACGCCGGTAAGGCGAAGCCGGGTATCGCGAACGGCGGGAAGGCGCAGTTGCTCACTTCGCCTTTACGGTCGTCGATGCGACCGGAGCAAACGACGGCATTGGTGCTGCCGGCGGCGTTGTCGCGCCGCCGCCCATCGGCGCCGTGTGCACGTGTGCGTCGAATGCGGTCTTGACCTTGTTCAGCTCGGTCAGCACTTTCGTGGCGAGCGCGACGAACTCGAGCGCCGGGTCGGCCGGGTTCTGCGTGCCGAACTGCGCTTGACCGGGGAACACCGTCGCGGATGCGTTGATGAGCACGGAACCGTCCTCCTTCACCTCGACTAACGCGTTGCCGGCCTTGTTCATCAACACGATCGAGCCGGTCTTGTTCATCGTGATCGAGTGTCCGTTCGCATGCACGATCGCGATCGATTCGTTCGCCGAGCTCGTGTCGAGGCTTATGGCATGCGCGCGTGTCGCGACACCGCTCGCGTTGTTGCGCGGTGTGTAGATGACGACATCGGTTCCGTCGCCCGTCGCATTCGTGCGCATCGAGACGAAGCCGCCGAGGTATTGCACGAGCCCGAGCTCGCCTTCAGCCGGGTTGACCTTCGCGTTCAGCCGCAGGTCGCGATAGCTGAGCGGGTAGACGCGATCATCGAGCCGGAAGCCGATGACCTCCGTGTAGCCGGCGGGGTTGTTGCCGGTCGCAGCGCTTGCCGCGACGCTTGCGCGCGGACGGAAGTACACGCCCGGCGTGCCGTATAGCGGCTCGGCCGACTCTTCGGCGCTCGCGTCCGTTTCGCTGGACTCGAACAGTCGGAGCGTTCCGAGAACTGCGCGTTGGCTTCCGCTGACAGCTGTTGCGACGACGCGGCCGAAAGCGAACGCAACGTCTGTTAGCCAACCCATGCCGACGATTCTACAGCTTCCAGATGCCGGGCGCGACGAGCGCTAGCTGCGTCGTGACGGCGCCGCCCGAGCTGAGCGATAGTCGCACGCGATGAATGAGATGTCGGCCAAGTGCGCCGCCATGCACGTCGCTGTGAATGTCAGCGGTCGCGTCTGGTGCCCACGGGATTTGTTCGCTGCCGTTCCAGTACGTCCAGCCATCTACCGTCGCTTCCCACGCATCCTTTCGCCGGTGCCGCATCGATAACTCGCGCTGAGCCTTGCGGTTCGCTTGATCGAGGTTCTTGATCTGCTGGTCTTGGATCACAGCAACGCGTGTGAACTGATTGTTCAGGTTCGAGATGGCGGCGATCTCCGTGTCGAGCGCCACGCCCTGAATCGAGCTCTTTGCGACGTCTTTGCCGGTCGTCTGGCCGAACACAACGACCTTCGCAGTGATCTCCGACCAATCGATCACACGCCGCAGCATCAAGACGTTGTTCCCTTTGCTGTCGGGGCCGCGTCGGCTCTGAAGCCGGAACGTCGGATCTTGCGCGTCATTCGGTGCGCCGACGACGATTGAGCCGTCGGCGCGTTCCCAGTGCGACATCGAGTGCCGGCGCAGGTGACGATCGACGGCGTCGAATATCGTGTCGCCGGGGTTGACCTTCGCCTGGTCTGGCTTGATCGCGTCGAGCAGAAACGTGTCGCCAGCAGGACCGCCTTTGCCGGTGAGCATGTCGCGCGCAGTCGCTGGCGAGAAATCGAAGTCCGTGGCCTTGTAACCGAGCGGCGCATAGCAATCGAGCACGAACTGCTTCAGCGTCGTATTCTCGACCTTCACGCCAAGCGGCGCGGAGCTGTACCGCGCGTCCGCCATGCGCGTCCGAACCGTCAGCTGGATCACCGTGCCGCCTGCTTCGACAGGAATCTCGTTCACCTCCGCGCGACCCTTGAGGCGCGGCTTACCGTTCAGCCGTACCGTGACGGTTTCGCCAGGAGCGATCAGGTCGCGAAGGTCTTCATACGAGCCGTCATCGCCGATCGTCATCGTCGCTTCGGTAGGGTCCGAGATGCCGTTCGTAATCTGAAGCGACTCGAATCCGTCGAACAGCGCGTCGTCGAGGCTCACTTCGATCTTGTCTGGTCGACGCGTGGCCATCACGAGCTTTCGTGCATCACGACCGACGTTCCGGCCGGGACATGAAACGCGTCAAGCGACGGGTTCAGCGCCATTAGATCGGACGCTGATTGGCCGACTTCGGTCGCGATATCGAACAGCGACAGGTCGCGGTTGAATGTGCGTGTGATGAGCTTAGGGCCATTCGACTTCACGCGCTCGCCGGCGATGCGCTTCGACGCGTCGGCGAGTTCATACATGAGCTCGAGCGCACGCGACGCCGGTGGCTCGGCAAGCAGGCGAGCCGTTTCGTTCTGCTCTGGGTCGGTTGTGTTCGCGAACGCGCGCTCGAGCCGGATGATGGCGCCGACGACCAGGTCGCCGACACTTTCTAGATCGGCGACGAACTCACCAGGCGCGTTCGCCAGCGCTTCGAGCGAAGCGACGAACTCGTTGATCTGCGCCATGTTCAGTGACGACGCGCCGTCAAGCTGCGCTGCTTTCACCATGTCGGCGCCGAGCTTCTTCACGATCGCGCTCGCGTTCGGCGCCGCGAACGCCGCTTGCGATGCGTCGTCTTCGTTGTCTTCGAGCCACGAGAACTCGACGCGAGCGAAGTCGCGGTTCTCAGCGTCTTCGGTGCGTGCATAGCGCTGCGCGCGGCAGCGGCGCGGCCCGCGCGTCGGCACCGTCAGCGTTCCGGTTTCGTGAACGGTGAACGAGTCGCAGAGCTTGTTGAGCACGGTCGGGTAGAGGTTCGGGCCGTCGACATCTTGTTCGTGGTCGGCCGAGTTGTAGAAGTCCGCCGTGATGCTCCACTCGGTAGCCTCGCTACCAGTGTCATCAAGCCGCGCGCCGTCGCGATAAACGCGCTTGTGCGGCACGATGCGGTTAGCAAAGTTCTCGCGGAGCGCGACGACTGGAAACGTGATCGCCGGCTTGCCAGGCACCTCCCACTTCGCCGTGGGATACAGCTCGAAGATTTCCTCGGCCATCGAATGCTCCTGACCTACATGGGTGGACGCGGGATGTTGCCTGGCGCTGGGCCCGCGTTGATAAGCGGCGCCAATTCTGAAAGGTTCTCAATGCGCACCTTCAGCTGCGCGTTCTGAATCGACGCCGCGACCTCCTTGCCAACCTTCAGCGGACTCGTGTCGATCGACTTGCCGAGTTGGGCGAGCGCATCGGGCGTCATGCCCTTGCCGACCATCGCGCCTTCTTCCTTCGTGAGCGGTCGACCGAGATCGGACTCCGCACGCATGATCGCGCGCTGAGCACCGGCCGTTTCCACGCCCAGAGACTCTTGATGCGCAAAGCCGAACCGATTCTTTATGGCTTCTAGCTGATCGGCGACGGCGCCTTGCAGCCGCATCGCTTCTTGGTCGCTGCTCGACATCGCGACGGTCATCGGCCCAGCTTCGGCAAGCTCGCGCTCGGCAATCGTCTCGCGACGCGAGCGCACGTTGCCTTCGCGATCGCGCTCGATGATCTCGCGTCCGGTCAGGCCGAATAGCTTCGGGAAGAGGTCTTGCGCCGTCGTCGCGCTCGCCTTGTCGCGCTCATGCTGTTCGAGCACAACGCGTTTCTTGCCCTGTTTCTCGGCGTTTTCGAGCAAGTCCTTCTGTCGACCCTTCTGCTCCTCTCCGTGCTCCTTCCATTCCTTCCACAGCTTTGAGCCTTGTTCGATAGCTGCGCCGATCGATGCGGCAGCGAGCGCGGCGGCGATACCAAAACTTCCCGAGAATACGCCTGCGCCCTTGCTCATGCCGCCGGCGATCTTGCCAGCTGCGTCATCGCCACCTTTGCTGAACGCTGACAAGAGCATCGCTTCGAGTCCGCCTTTCGCGAACGTCGTCGCGAGCAAGCCCGCGCCGGCGGTGAGTGGGTTCTTCGTGATGAACTCCAGCGCTTTGCCGACGGCATCGGCAAGCGGCGGCAACGCCTCAGCGAGCTTGGCGACAGCCGACATCATCTCCGGTTTCTGGAACGCGTCCTTGAGCATGTTCAGCGCGCGATTGATGTTCTTCGCCGGGTCATCGACGTTGACGGCTGCGCGCAACTCGGCAGCAGTCATCGTCTTCTTCGCGGCTGCGTCGAGCGCAGCGTTGAACTCGGTCAATCCGCCTTGCGCCATCGCTGACAACAGCTTGCCTTCTTTCTCACCGAGCGCAGCTTCGAGCTTCTGCCGATCCCCGCCGGTCTTTTTGATCAGCGCACGAATCGCTTCGAGCGCGTCTTTCGACTCCGCTGTGATGCCGACCTTGCCTAGCACGCCCTTTCGCCCAGCCTGCGTCGCGAGCGCGTCGAGCATGCCCTGTAGGCCAGTGAAGCCCTTCTTCATTCCACCGGCCTTGTCGGCCGCCATCGCGAGCAGCGCGGTCGTGTTTTTGAAGCCTTGTTCTCCGGCCATGCCTGCTTGAACTGCGGTCGCGCCGACCATCTCCAGTTTTTGCCCGAACTCCTCGACGCTGACGCCGCTGCCCTTGCTCATCCTGGCCACGTGTGCGAGCGCGTTCGCCGCTTGGTCGCCCGTCATTCCGAATGCTCCGTTGAGGCCATCAGCGATGTCGACCAGCGAATCCATGCTCGACCCGGTGTAGTCGGATGCGTCGGCGACCGCCTGCATGGCCTTCGAGGTGAAGTCGAGATCGCCGGATTTGCCGAGAAGATTCTCGAAGGCTGCCGTGACCTCCTCGGTCGACTTGCCGGACGCGTTCGCCATCTCCTTGATCTTGATCTTGACCTTGTCGATCGATGCTGCGCCCTCCGCGCCGGCGACAGCCTTCAGCGTGTAGCCGAGGCGGCGGAATTGCGTCTCGGCATCGATGGCGGTCTTTACGAGCCCGGCGAAGCCGATACCGCCGGCGATGCCAGACAGCGAAGCGAGGCCGCTCTTGATCTTCGAGAGCATGCCTTGTACGGCGCTGAGGCCGCCCTTGACGCCGTCGGATAGCGCCGAGCTGAGCGCAGAGCCCATCGTCTTGGCGCTCTTCGCGACTTCGCCTTCGGCCTGCTTAATGCCGCGGCGGAAGCCGTCACCTTTTACGTCGAGCCGTACGGTGGCTTGTCTCTCGGCCATCTCACGGCGAGCTTACCGGCTGGCCGCGCGGTTGGCACGCTCGACCTTCTTCGACCAACGTTCGCCGAACATGTGATCGTAGACCTCTTGCGGGAACGTTCCGGCATCGACGTCGCGGTGCAGCGCCATCATGACTTGGGCATCGCTGAGCTGAGAAGCCGGGACGCCATAGAAACTATGAAGGTGTCCCGCGCGCGCCCAGCGATAACGAGTAAAGGGGAGCAGTCGCGCCTCTTGTCGATCGCGCGCAGCATGTCCCAGAACGTCGTCTCGTCGACCTCTTCGAGCTGCGGATCTTCGCGGTTCGCGTACCAGTTCAGCCGCTCCCAAAGCGCGCTAAGGCTGCCTGCCGAGTGGTAGTGGTCGAGGTCCTCCGGCGTCATGTACTGATGCGCCGGGTCGTCGTGGTCGCGGATGCAGCGTGCGAGCAGGCAGATGGTGTCGACTTGGTCGAAGTAGCCCGAGCCGATCAATTTCTCGGCTTCCTCCATCGTCGGTCGCGACGACAGCTTCGCGAGCCGCTTCACGATGTCGAGAGCGTCGATGCGCGCCTTCATCTTCTCGTGATGCGTAGGCGCGCCTACGCGAACACGGATTTCCTTGCGCTCGCCGGTGCCAGGCTCGACGCGCTCGACGCAGTCGTCATAGTAGAAGCGCCCGTCGCGTTCGAGCATGTCGAGCGCGGCAGCGTCCTTGTTAGCGAACCATCGGCCCGCTGCGCTGATCGGCTTCCACTCCGGTGGCGCCTCGCGGCGCTTCGGTTCACCTCTTTCGTCGTCGTGCATGCTGCGAGCCTACACGAAAAGAAGCGGCGCCGAATGGTGGCATCCGGCGCCGCTTGGTGGATCCGTGAAACCAACTAGCTCCCAGAAATCCTACTCCGACCACTTCCCGATGCCAGACACGGTGAGCTTGACGGCATCGTCGAGCGGCACTTCGACATCGATCGAAGTGAGCATGCCGATGATGTTGCGCGTGATGGTCGGGATTTTCAGGCGCATCGACACCTCGGAACCGTTGCGGACACGGTCGAAGTATTCGCGCTCGGGGCCATCTTCGTCGACGATGACGTCGAATGTGAACGTCAGCTCGCGTGTGCCGAGAACGCGACCGCTCGGCGAGCGCTTCAGCGTGTGCTTCAGCTTGCCGTTGTTCGTCGACGTGACGCGCACCGTCTCGGCCTGCGTCAGATCGCCTGGCCCGAAGCTGAGTTGACCTCGAGGGTAACGCCGCAATTCTCCTTCAGCCATGAGATGACTCCTTCAGATGTGCTTCCAGATTCGTCGCTTCACGATAAGCCCGATGAGCGTTTCCGTCACACCAAACTATCGGGCGAGTCTCCTCTGCGTACCTCTGGCTCCAGTGGCCGCTTCGGATCGAATTTGCTGAATGTCTTCGTCGGAAAGTTTCGCAGCGCGAGAGCGCATTCCGCGCGGATGACGGTCGCGTGCCGATCGATCGCATGTTGTCGAGTTGGGTGCCGAGATAGAGATGATCGGGTCGCACGCATGACGGATTGTCGCATGTGTGAAGGACACTCATCCCGTGAGGGATCGGGCCGTGATGCAGCTCCCACGAGTATCGATGCGCGCGCTGTGTGATGCCGTTCCAAAAGCCTCCGTACCCTTCCTTGTCGCGCGAACCTTGCCATTCCAAGCATGCCGTCTTTTTTTGAATCTTCGACCAAAATCTCTCGGATGGTATCCTTCGCATCGTTAGCCTCCTTTGCAGGCTGACCATGCGCCCCGGACGTTGACGCGTCGCGGGGCGCGGTTGTTTCATCATGCAGCTTTGTGTTGCACGACCAGTGAGATCTTGGCAAGCGGCGGAAAGATGGTCACCGGCAACACGATGTCGAGCTGCGCCGAGTCGGTCGGATCGACCTTGACGATGAACGTGCCGTTCGCGAGCGCATCGGCATACTTGTCGGCGCGCACGACGCCGCGCGAGATGAAGAAGCGGACGCGCGTGTCGACGAACGCCTTGACGTCCTTCTCTTGCACGACCCCTTCCGGCGGCTCGTCTTGGCCGGGTAGAAGATCTTTCGACAGCTTCGCGCCCTTGAACTCGCGCGGCAGGTTGACGCGCAGATCCTTAGCGACGGCATCCGTGCCGGTGACGCGCGACGTGTCGAGCACGCGGTCGTCGGGGTTGCCGGCGGCGTCCTTCCAGTACGTCGTGATCGGTCGGCTCGGCATGAGCTGTTTGGACGCGTTGTACTTCAGGATCGTCACGCCGTGAGTGAGCGCGTCCTCGACCTCGGCTTCGGTCGGCTCATCAGCCGAGATGTCCGACGAGCCGAAAAGCTGCGCCTTGTATTCGAGCTCGATCCGGTTCGCGGCCGGGTCCTTCGTTTCTTCGCGCAAACGAGCGCCGGCTTCGGCGCCGCCGAATTCGCACGGCAGCGATTCGCCGTTCAGGCAGTGAGCGTATTGCATACGCTCGAAGTTGTGCGTGTCAGTGCCGACCTTCGCCGCGGTCAAGCTGCCGGTGACTCCAACGACGGCTTGCTGGAGCTTCGCCGTGAAGCCGCTCGCGCGCGTGTTGATGTCTGAGCGAATGCTGCCGACTTGTTGCGTAGTCGATGCGACAGTTGCTGCCGTGTTTCCGACGCACGGAACGATGATGTCGTACTCCTTTCCAACGATCGTCGTGATTGCAGTCGTGTAGCTCTCTTCGCCCATGCCGCCGGCGAGCGTTGAGCCTGAAGCCGTGACGGTGCCGCCTGCGCCGCCGATTACGGTCGTTCGCAGACGGACGTCGTTGCCGATCGTTCCGGTCGTCTTGAATGTCAACGTGATCACGCCGGCCATCACGGTGGCGGTGACGGGCAGGTCGTTCGTCTGCGCTGCGATCGCTTGCTGCATCTTCAGCGCGCCGGCGGTGTCGGTTTCGCCGGCTTTCCAGATCACGCTGATCTGCCGGCCGCAGATGAACGCGTTCGCGGTTCGGTCGGATGTTGGCGGGCCGCCAGCGAATGTGATGGTGCCGACGGCGGAAGCGCCTGCGGGATCGGCAGGACTAACGAGGTCGACAGCGGCGATGCCGTACTCCTCGAACAGCCGCTTCGCTGCAAGGTGGCCTGGGCTGCCAGCACCGAGGAACGTGGCGACGTCGGCTTCCCCAGCGACGCCTTCGACGATCTGCGTGTTCGGCGTGATCGTGCCGGCCGCCGACCGGACGGCGATGATCAGCGCTTTTTTTCCGGTCGTGCCAGGGCTCGCGGCGCCTGCGCGCAGATTGACGACGAGCGCAAGGCCCGGTGACTTGACCGACGGTGCGACTGCTACGGGTAGTGCCATGTCCTAGCTCCTGCTTTCAGGCCGACTTGCGCGGCCGGTCCTTCTTCTCGTCCGATGCCGGTGCCGGCGGGGCCGGCTGCGATTGCGACGCTACGTAGGCCAGGTAGTCCTCGAGCGTGCGCTCGATGAGCGCGCCGTCGCGCAGTTGCCGATCGTACTCACGCCGGAACGTGCGCGTCTCGTCGTGCGTCAGCGCGACGACCATGCTCGTATCGACACGCGCGATGCGTCCCGTCTTCGGGTCGCGGATCGCGCCGATGATTTCCCAGCCAGCGCCGAACCGCGTCGCATAGCCGTTGCCGGTTGGCGACAGATAGCGGCCGAAGTTGCTCGTGTCGATGCTCATCGCGTTCAGCCTACGCGCTTCGCGACGAATCGACCATGCCGGATCGTCACGGACGCATTCGGATTGACCTTGCCGTACACGCTTATTTTCTGCCCTGCGGCGAGCGTGAAGATGCCGGCGATGCTCAAGGCACTGATGGCCGGCGCCATTGCGATGGTGCGCTTCGTGCCGCTGCCGACGATCTTGACTGCGTCGGCGCGCAGCTCGACATCGATGTCGGTCTGCACGGTTGCATCGAGCGCCAGGTCGAGCGTCACGAAATACTGACCGGCCGTGTTGATCGTCAGCTCGTCGTTCGTCGTGTCGGCGGTCGCGCCGCGGCTTGGACCGCCGGTGTCGAACGGTGTGAGCTTCGAAAACGTGCCGGTCAGTGCTTGTGCGGCCGAGCCGCCGTCGACGTACAGGGACGAGAATCCGCCGAGCGCGCTGACCATCAGGTCGCGTAGCCGCAACGGCGTGATCGCCTTCGTCGTGTTGTCGGCAAGCTGCGCTTGCAGCGTCGCGAAGTCGCGCTCTGTCTCAGCCATCTGTCACCTGCCACAACTGAATGACGCCGCGATGCCACGTGCCCATCCACAAGTGGACCCAATCGCCGAGCAATCGTCGCCGCTGAATCATGCGAACCCTTCGTCGAAGCCGTCGTCGAAGCCGTCGAGAAACATCCCTACCACGTTTCCGTCCACCACGGGGAAGGGCGGGATGGTGGCGGTGTCGAGGTCGATGCGCGTGCGCACCCATTCGGCGAACGCGATGCCTTCGTCGCCGAACACGAGCGCTGCCGGGTCGACGAAGCGCGGTGCCTTCTCGAGGCCGACGAACGTCTGGATCTTCAGCGCGTACACGTAGCTCGTCGGTGCAATCGCCAGGCGCGTGGCGACGCCAACTTTGATCGGCGGGTCCGACAGGTTGAAGCCGCCGACCGCACCCAGGTCGACGAGGTAGCTGCGCACGGCGTCGACGATCGCAAGGCCTTCGTCGCGGCGGTCGTGCGAGCCTTCGCCGCGGCTCGTGACGACGTAGACCGTCCACGAGTCGACGTACGCGCCGCGCCCGCGTCCCATGCGCTCGACCTCCTGCGAACTGTCCCATCCGAGCACGACGGCTGGCGTATCTCCGGCAACGGAAGCCGCAAACAGGTCGCGTGCGACGCTGGCGCCGCCGATCGTCTCGTACCACACTACTTGCTTCACGCTGCCGAGCCCGACGGAGTCCGCGCCCCCGGTGAGCCCGCCTGCCGCCACGACGCTCGTCGTCTCGATGCCAGTCAGCGGCGGATCCCAAATGACCGCGGTCGCCGCAGCCTGGTTCATCAACTGCCCGCCGCCGAGGCTGATCACGTCGACCGGCACGCCGACCGTGTTCGCGATGACGTCGCGCCGCGTGCGCAGGATTACGTCGCGCCGTACTTCGAGCAGCCCGGTGGCGGGGCTCTCCGCGACGATGTTTGCGAAGCTTCCGCAGCGCAGCGTGACGTCGGCGCCCGTGGCCTTGACCGTTAGGCGCCCGGTCGCAGCGGAGCCTAGTAGGGGCCGTAGCGCCTCAAGAATGGCCCTTGCCACGCGCGTCGTCTGCCCGATCACTTCAGCGCCTCCGTCATGTAGTCGAGGATAGCCATCTCGGCCTCATCGAACACCTGCTCGTCGATGTCGAGGAAGTTTCGCGCCGGCATATGTCGCGTGCCAGTAATGTGAAACTTCCCATACGCGACATCGCTGCCGGCTTCGGCAAAGTCTGGTCCGCTACGCGGCTGAATCGAACCGGCAAGCCGGCCGGTGTCCTGCAAAATCATCGCGCTGGACCCTCGGCGCGAACGAAGCGTCGACGCGGCGAGCGGAGCCCAGTTCCCGCGGCCTTGCGTCTGGAACTCGTCTTCGATGCCAGCGACGAGCATCTCGGCGACCTCGGCCATGATTGGTGACAGGTCTTCGCCGCGCTCGTGGAAGTCCGCTAGCAGCCGCTCGACGTCGCGCGTGTCGACCGTGACGGCGATCGACATGGCCTAGAAGCCGCCTGGCCCACGAGGGTTCGCCTTCGTGCCGACGAAGATTGCCGGATACGGATCGCGGTTTGGGCGCGCGCGGATATTGCGGTTGACGCCGGCCAGCGTCTCACCGGCTGCGCGGCGTTGCAGCTTGGCGATCCGTTCGAGCGTCTGCTCAGCGTTTCGGCGCCACGTCGTGTACGGCGTCGAGCCGTCTGCGCTCAGCAGTGCCGGCCGGCGACGCGCGCTCAAGTCGGCGCCGATATCACAGAGCGCGCCGCGCACGGCGAAGTCGTTTGCAGCAAGCGTCGCGATCTGCGCATCGCTGAACGAGCCGCGCAAGATGCCGCGGCAGATGTCGGAGGCCTCTTCGAGGATCTCCGTCACGATCGACGCATCGGCGATCTTGTCGCGGTTGTCGTCTGTGTACTGCGCGAGCGTTTGCGGGCCGATGCGCCGCTCGAGGTCGACCTGCGTGAAGAGCGCCGTCATGCGCTCTAGGCTAGCTCAGGCTCGACGTCTCCGCGCGCGAAGAGTTTCTTCGCGTCGTCTTCGTGGATGTCGCTGATGACCTCGCCAAGCTCGGCACGTCGTCCGGCGCCAGTACTCGTCGACAGGTATTGGATCGGCGACACGACGCGCCAGCCGCCGGTGTGGACGTAGCTAGCACCTACGCGCGCCGGCATATCGGCGTCGGTAGAAGCGGCCGCCTCTGCCTCGCCGCGCTCCGACTCGTTCATTCGTCTTGCCTTCGCCATGTCGATCCGCCTCTCGTCAAGATGTCAAGCCGCGGCGCCACCAATTAACGACGCGGCCTGACTGCGTGCTCCAGCGCACGTGTCACTGGAGCACGTCGAAGATCGCGCCGCCGACGTTGTTCGCGACCATCTGTGCGATGTCGGCCATCGACACGACGACCATCGTGCCGCCTTTCGGGCCGCGGTTATCGACGCGGTATTCGCGCGTCTCGAAGCCGACGCCAGCGCCGCCGCGCCGGCGGAACGTGTAGGTCGTCGCGATCTCTTCTCCGTCGCGAGGCGCGCCGCCTGGCGGCACCGTGACGAGCACGCACGTATCGTTCAGAACGTAGTCATGCGCGGCAGTCGCCTCATTGCGGACCTTCGCGGCCGACACGTGGATCGGCGGCAAACCAATGATCTTGAAGTCGACGTTCTTCGAGCTCGCCTCCTTCACCATGCCGACGGCAGCGTCGGCTGCTTGGTCGCCGTTCATCTGCCGCATGTGGTCGCGCACGAGCGGGTGTCGCAAGAACGCGTTGGCGACAGCCTGGTTCATCCAGATATCGGTAACCTCCTGCAAGCTCGCTTCGATGCGCGCGTGCAGGTCGGCGATCGGATCGCTGTTCGCGCCGGCACCGGAAGGCCCGCCCCACTGGAAGCTCGCGCCCAGCGTGACGCGATTCGCCGCTGCCCAGTTGCCGAGCGTCGTCATGAGCGTCCAGACGTCGATCTCGCGATCGAGCGCCACGGCCCATGAGCATCGCCGCATCGCGCGTTGCTGCACGTCGTAGACGGCGTTGCCCTGCGTGATGTCGTTGATGAACGATCCGATGAAGCGGTCGACGACTGTGTATTGAGTCGTCGCGCTCTGCGGATCGACCTCGGGGATTGCGCCGTCGATCGAGCCCTTCACGTCGACGCGCCGAAACGCATCGTTCGACGAGAAGTCGCGGCGGAACCCGGAGTCCTTGTCGACGAGCACGACGTTCGACACCTCGTCGGCGCGGAAGCCGTTTGGCTTGTAGCCGGCGAGGTAGCTCGGCAACTCCTCCGGGATGTTCACGTCCGTTGGCGTGAGCGACAACGTCACGAGCTGACCCTGCCGACCGAGGGGGCTGTTTTCTGCGAGCTTGACTTGAAGCTGTTCCATTTTCATTCCTCCTCGATCAGCGGAAGCTTCCTGGTCCGGCCAACTCGACTTCGACAAGATCGTCGAGCGCGGTTGCGGTGTTGAGCAGGAAGCCGAGCAGGGCGTTCCCGTTCGCGTGTGCTACCACGCGACCGGCAGCGTTGGCCATCACGGCGATGCCCGGCGTTGCGAGCGCGCCGGCGGCTCGGCAGAGCGCCACGCCGCGGATCTGAATGGTGCCGAATGCACCATTCAGGATGTCGCCATCCTTCACGACACCCATCAGCAGATCCGTCGAGGCGGTGGGCAGCTGCACGTCGTCTTCGGTCGCCGCGGGCATGACTGCTCGTCCGCGGATGAGCGTCGCGCCCGTGCTGTTTCGCTTGCTCCGAAGCGGTGACTCGGAGCTGATTGCAATCGGTTCGCCTGGCATCTTCGGTTCTCCTTATCGTCCTTTGGTCGGTGGTTCGCCGATCAGCCGGCGGTCTTCATGCCGCGCACGAGCTTGCAAGCTTGTTCGTGCAGCTGTTCGAGGCTCATGCGGTCACCGCCGCGCTCGGCGCGGATGAACGACATGGCTTTCTCGATGGTGTTTCGGCCAGCGTACTGGTCGAGCTCGGTGATCGCGCTGGTCTTCGCTGCGCCCGGCTTGCTCTCGCGAGACAGCGACACGCCGCCATCGGCGCCGCCGCGAATCGACCGCAACACTGGCGACACGACGCCGTCATCGGGTGTCGTCGCGAGCGAGCGCGTCAAGTAGACCTTGCTCGCGTCGATCGTCGGATACTCTTTCGCGAACGTCTCGCGTGCCTTCTGCCGCGCTTGCCACGCCGAGCGGAACGCTTCGGGGTTGCTCGCCGCGAGCTTGTGGTCGAGGGCGACGCCGCCACGACGCAAGTGCAGGAGCGCTGCTTTCGCGACGTCGGGCATGCGATGCGCTTGCATCGCCGCCTGCACTTCCTCTTCGGCTTTCTTCTCTTCCTCGCCGACCTGCATCTCGGCGAGCGCTGCGAGCTGCGGCATCGCTTCTTCGAGCTGCTTCGATGCGCGCATCATGTCGGCGACGCGCTTCACTGCGGCTTCGGCGTCTTGCACGCCGATCGCGCCCAAGATCGCTTTGAGCGTCGCGACCGCTTGATCAGCGCCCGCCATCTCGGCGAGCAATCGTTTTTCGACGGCTTCGTCATCCGCCGGAATCCCGAACCGGCCGGCGAGAAGCACGACGAGCTTGTGAATCTTCTTCTCGTCTGCACCCATGTCGTTTTCCTTTGTCGCCGGCTGTGCGGCGGATGTTCGGTTTGCTGCGATCGGGCACATGCCCTGAATAAACGGGTCGTTCGTGAAGGCGATGCTGGACATATACCAGCCAATTGACTGGCCTGTCTTCGGATCGACAGCGTCGGGCCAAACGGCCACGGACGTCCAGCGATACTTTCCCTCGCGGATGTACGTGCGCGCTGGTTCGAGGTAGTCGGTCAGCGCCCACAACTGCCATTTGCCGTCGGCGCCTTGCCGCTTCTCCAGCTCTAGCGCCCATGCTGCGGCCGGCGCGCCCATCACGGCGACAGACGTCGGCTCGCTCTCGCTCGCGTGGTGGAAATCGAACGCGATGACGCGTTGATTGCCGCGCCCGTCTGCGCCTACGCCGTACGCCGGATGCTTGCGGAAGTTCTCGATGAGCTTGTCGAAGACATCCGCATTGAACTCGAAAGGTCCGGCAGGGTGTCCGTCGAAGCGTCCCTCTTCGGCGACTTGAATCCACGTCGGCGCGTCGGTCGCGCTTTCGACGCCGAGCTTGATGCCGGCGAGACGAATGGTCTGTTGCGAGAAGGCGGTGCCCATCGTCAGCCCACGATGAGCCAGTCGACCGTGCTCGTGTCGCCGGCGTTCGCGCTGTTGATCACGAACGAGCCGGCGCCAGCATTGCGCGAAGCTGCCGGCGCGCTCAACTCGCCGAGCATGCCGCCGGGCGTGTTGCGACCGAACATGATGCGACTCGAAGTTGTGAGCCGCACGCCGGTAACCGTGATCGTGCCGCCGGCGAGCGTGGCAATGCCGGACTGAAACGCGCCGGCAAGACCTCGAAGCGATTGGCGTTGACCCGACGTTGACGAATGGGCGATCGATGGCAGTGGCATGCGGCTTGTGCTCCTTCGCTCGGATGTTACTCGTCAACCGAGCGCGCCGCCATCCCATCCCGGATCAGGTAGGCCCGTCAAGCTTGAGCCATCACTGATGGTGAGGCCGAGCCGCTCGACGTCTCGGTCGGAACGGCTAACTTTTCTGCACCGACAGTTGCTCGTCACGATGCCGGATGCGACAATGAGGCCGGTTTCCGACTCAAAGTCGAACACATGCCCAAGAAAATCGAACTCCCGAACATCGACGATCTCGTCCAGCGATACGAGGCCGGCATCTCGATCAAACAGCTCGCGGATGAACTCGACGTCTCGCGACCAACCATGACCGATCGTCTCCGCGCACACGGCGTTCATCTGCGCGGCCGCTCCGAGGCGGAGCACGTGAAGTGGTCCGCGCTGCGCCTTGATCGTGGTCGCGTCGAGCGCCAGTGCGGAGCCGCTTGGGTTGCCGCTCGAGGCCGCGTGAAGTCGCTCGACGAGCGGCTTCGTGCTGCTCGCACCAACTACGAGCGGATGACCAAACGTGGCGTCTTCGAGGATGAGGTCGCCTGCTTGCTGCGCGCGCGCGGCCACGTCGTTCAACAACAGCTGCCGGTAGGACCCTACAATCTCGACGTGTCCGTGAAAGCACTCCGCCTCGCCGTGGAAGTCGTCGCTACCGGGTTGGGTCGACGCAATTGGCTCCGACTTCACGAACGCACCGAATACATCTTGCGCGACGGTTGGCTGTTGGTATTCGTTGTGCTGCGCACCAAGCCGCAGCGACGAACCCCTGGACTCGAAGGCATCGCAGACGAGCTGCATGCCTTCGCGGAGCGATTGCGCAATGGCGAACCCTTGCGCGGTCAATACGGGGTGCTTGGCCGTGACGGAAAGTCGACGACCTTTGCGCGTCGTTATCTCGATGGCCTTCCCCGAGTAGAGCGCGCGTGACGCGCCGATGATCCTGCCTTCGATTCGTTCGGTTGGCAGGAAGCAGTTGTGACCCCACGGAAGCGGCGCCCGCGTCCAGAACGGATCGTCGTGCCGCAACACCTTGCCGTGCGCTCGCCCGTGCGTGGGTCGTCGGCGATCGTCCGACACGGTGAGCACTTGCCAGTAAGGCCGCTTCGCGATCACTGCCGGCTGTCGCATGTGCGCATCACGACCGCTTGCGTAGGAGCCGGCTGTCGCGTTTCGGAAGATCGTCTCGACATGCCACGGCGAGCCGGTGCGTGTCGGCGCTTCCTCACGCGGGCCGGGCCGCAGCCACCCGCTGTCGCGCAAGCGCTCGCTCAGCGTCGCGCGGAAGTCGCGTAGGTCGCCGCCGGTGCCGATCGACTTCGCCAGCTCGAAGTGGACCTGTTCGAGCATCGACTGCGACGTCATGCCGGCGACGGTAAACGCTCGCCGACGTGCCGCTGCCGACAGGCGCTCGAACACGTCCGGGGTCACGATCTTCTTCTCGATGAAAGTGTCGACCGCAGCCGAGAACGGCTTCGTGACGAAGCTGTCGATCAGCGGATCAACGGCGAGTGTGAAGCGGCGCTCGACGCGCGAGTATGTCGCGGGCGCGATCGCCTTGTCCTTCTCGTCTTCGTCGTCTGCGCGCGCCTCCCATTCGCTATCGAGCGCGCCGAGCATCGCTGATCGCATGACCGTTCGTTCGAGCGAGTCGACCAGCTCGTCGAGCGGCAGCTTGTCGAACGCGCGATCGATTGCGCGGCGGATGCGTGGTGCGCTCGATTCGCCGGTAGGCACGGCGTCGACGAATCGGTCGGCGAGCTTGCGTATCGCTTCTTCGGCTGCGCCGAGCTCGCGCTCCAAGATCGCTGATGGCGCACCGTGGATGCTGCCGGGCGCGCGCATTGGCGGCGCTGCCGCGAGCGTCATTGGCAATGCGCGCTCGGTGCGCGACAGCTCTTCGGCGCGGCGCACGATGCCTTCGACCTTCTCTTGGATAGCGCCGCAAATTCGGCGCGCGGAGTCTTCGCTATGACCGCGGCTCACATGATCGGCGACGCATGAGTCGAAGTCCTCCCACTTGCCGAACGGCAGCGTGATGCCGGACGCCTCGATGATCTTGTCGTGTGCTGCGCGCGCTCGGCCGTAGTGTTCGAGCACGAGCGGCATGCGTGCGAGCGCGGCTAACTCTTCGGCGGCGCGGTCGGCTTGACCGTCGAGTCCTTCCGCTTCGAGCTCGCCAGCCTCCGGATCGACGATCGACACGCTCTGCGGCAATGGGTTGCCGAGCGCATCCGTTCCGCCGGGCTTGCTGACGAGATAGGGTTCGTCCGGCTCGGGCGCGCGGAAGCCGGCTATCTCGCGCACCTCGACGAGCGGCACGGGCACGCCGAAGCTCAACACCTTCTCGACGCGCTCCAACTCGGTCTTGCGGTCGCGCTGCGGCTGCGCATTCAGCGTGAATGTCCCAGCGTGGTCGAGCGCGCTTTCGCCCCAGTTCAGCGCGACGAACGGTATGTCGAGCTGGTGATGTATTCGACAGCTGATGCCAGCGGCGTCGCTTTGCAAGAGGATGTCTTGCTCGCTCTTCATCACGATCGACTCGGCGCGATTGCCGGTCGCGTCGGTCGTGCCGGTCTGGCCGAGCACGAGCTTCGACATCTGCAGGTCGACGTCGTCCGACGTCATCTTCATCAGGTCGCCGCCGTGCTCTCCGCCCGTGACGATCTTCACGCTCTGCCCGGGGCCGAACGCCGCCGTCGATTCCTGTCCGAGCTTCTCGGCCGCGATCTCCGCGGCGTCGAGTTGCTCGCTGTTAATCGGCGCGTCTTTGTCGGTTTCGACGATGCGCCACGGCAAGCCAAAGATTTCCGTCAGCGCCATCCGCATGCGCCAGTCGAAGCGTTTGAAGAACGTCCAGTAGAGCGTGCGCGGCGCGATGCCTTCGCGCTCGGGATACTCGCGCCACATGCGCGGCTGCCACCATAGGAACTTTCCGGGGTAGTCGCGGATCGGGAATCCCAGGTCTTGAAAGTTGCCGATTCGCTTGAAGGTGTCGATGACGCGCAGCTCGCGCTCGCTGCCGAAGGACAGCCGGCGCGGATGAAGCCACGACAGCGCGACGGGGCGCCACCGGACGCGACCGGCGAAGACCGCCCAGTGAATCTCTTGCGCGGCGCGCCCGTCGTAGATGGCCCACTCCAGGTCGTAGAGCCGCTCCATGAAATTCGGAATCGCCTTATAGGCGTTGGTCTGCTCGTTCGCGATCTCAGCCGCGAGTCGCTTGTCGATGCCCGGCCCGCTCGCTGGCACGATCGACCAGTCGAGCGTCTTGATGCTGCCGATGCGTTTGCCCAGCACGCCCGAGAGATGCGGGTCGAGTGACAGCGCTTCGCTTTCGAGGTCGCACAGGTCGACCATCAGACCGAGGTCGGCTTGCCGCAACGCGTTCTCGATGCGACCCTGGTCGAGCATGCGACCGAAGTACGTGCGGTACTGCTCGGCGCGCGGGAGCTTCTGCGAGAAGAACGTCTTGCGCAGCGCGGCCGAGTCGAGCCCGGTTAGGTCGATGACGCTCGAGGCCATCAGCTGGTCCGGGGATTGTCGGCGACCAAGTTCGCATTGATCGCGCCGGCGGTGTAGGCGGTCGTGTTGATCCGCAGCGAGCGGCATGCGAATGGCACCTGAATGATCGCCGCCAAGTCTGTCGTTTGGCCGACGCGTACGAAGGTTGTGCCGTCGAAGCTCGCCTCGACGACGACGGTCGCGGTGAACGTGCCGCTGATGATGATGGCCTTGTCTCGCAGGTTGCGAGCGCCGATCCCTGCGCCTATGGCGACGGAGTCCGGGGCATCCATGATCACGGTGTGAAACGCCATGAGCGGGAGCCTACCATTAGAAGCCGCCTTGTGCGCGCGCTAGCGGACGAACGCCTCCCGTACGCGGCTTCATGCCGTTCATCGGCGCCAGCTGATTGAAAGCTCCGCTCGCCGCGTCGACCTGGTCGTCGTGGCCCTTCGGAAAGCTTTCCAGCTCATCTAGGAAAGACAGGTTCCACACCGCGCCAACGATCGCACAGTTGCCGACCGCGGCTTGCGCGCTCAGCGGTTTTGCGCGCGTCACCTTGTCGCCGCTGGGCGCGACGATCCGCACGTTGCAGCCGGCGAGCTCGCGCGCAATCGCTTGCGCGTCAGCCTTGCCGCTTGAGCCCGGCTCTTGTTCGAGCACCTGCCACGTATCGGCGTCTGCGGCGTGGTCGGCAGCCGCAGTCGACTTGATAAGCCGATAGACGCCGGCTGGCTCTTCGCGCGCGCGGATGACGTGCTCGATGACGAAGAGCCCGTCGACAGTGCGCGACATCAGCACGCCCACCGTCCAATCGGGGTCAGCGCCTGGACGCGCCTCGGTCGCCGCTCGGTCCCAATAGCGAACGCGCGCGCTGACGGCTGGCTTCACTGGCGCAACAGGCAACGTGCGGAAGTCGGCGCGCCGGAAGAACATGCCCGGCTCGGCGCGCGCCATCCAGTCGCCTTCCTCGAGCTGCCGGCGCGTGAGCGGGTCGAGTTGCTTCAGCCGATCGCCGTAGTCGGTCGCTGCGAGCGCGGGGTTGTCGGCGAGGCGCGCGGGGATGAATGTCCTGGTCTGGGCGCCGAGGATCGGGTCGAGGACAAGCTCGTCGCGCCCGCTCTCCGAGTCGCGGCGAACGAGCAGCGTCTCGCCCGGTCGCGCATACGGTCCTTCGAACTCGTCGACGCGCACGCCTTCGCGATAGAGCCACCAGCGCCAGCGGCGCAACACCCAGTCATGCCCCTCGCCGCCGGGGTTCGACGTTGAGCGCACGAAGCAAGGGATTCCCTTGGTCGAGCGTAGGCGCGATAGCAGGAACGTGTAGATTCCCTCGGTGAACGTCGTCAGCTCGTCGAAGCCTAGGTATTGCAACTGCCACCCGCTGAACGCGCGCACGTCGCGCTCGTGCTCGCAGCTGCGGAAGTCGATGCGCGCGCCGCTCGGAAAGCGCCATGTCTTGCGCGTCGAGTTGTAGATGCCGCCGAGTGGAGCGTAGAATTCCATCGACCGCTCGACGAGCCCGTCGGCGCCTTCGAGCTCTGGCACGGTGCGCCGCAAGAGCAGCGCCTTGTAGTGCTTGCGATCGACGAATCGCGCAGCGCCTGCGATCAACGCGTCCGACTTCCCGCCTCCGGCCGCGCCGCCGAACAGCACCTCGAACGCGTTCGTCGAGAGGAACCGAAGTTGCGGCCCGACGTTCGGCCTCCATGCCGGAAGCGTCATGGCTTGCGGCGCGCCTTGCGGAACGCCACCGCGCACGTCGGGCAGTAGTGAAGATACGAGCGCCGAATGCCGCTGCTCGCGGGGTCAACGAAAAAGATGCGGCGCGTGATCATGCAGGCAAGTGTACGCGTCGTGATTGCTCGCGAATCGTGGCGAGCGAGATTCGGAGGCCACCGGGCCCGGCGACGAGTCCGTCGCGCGAACATGGTGATCGAGCCTCGACGGCTTCGACGGCGCGCGCCCATTCGTCGCTTACCGGCCCGCGCGGACGTCCTAGTGCGTGCTCGGCGAGCAGCACGCTAGCGACGCGCACGATCGCCTGATGCCACCGCTCGCCGAGCTCGACGTTGCAGCCGTGCCCGTTGCAGAGCCGGCCCCATGCTTCGGCGACAGCGGCGCACCACTCGTCAAGCGTTGCTGGTCGTCGAAGCGAAGTCTTGCAAATCTTCTCGTCGCCCATGTTCACCTCGTTTCGTTACCCGCATCGACACGCCGTGGATGTGTAGCCACAATCGGGGCACGGCTCGAAGTTCCCGCGCGCTGGTTCGCGCATCGACATCGGCTCTGTCGCTGGTCGCGAGCACGTCAGTTCGGCGGCGCAGTGCTGGTGCGCGACCGAGCGCGGGGCGATGCCCGCCTGCATGTTGCCATTCGGCCACCACACGGCGATGACGCCGGCGCGAATGCCTCCGCCGCACCGGCAGCACACGCTCGCCCAGCGCAGCGCGATCGTCTTGCTGCCGTCGGGCCGCCCGAGCGGGTGCTTGACCTTGCGCGGCGCGCGAAGATTCACGCGCCCGCCTTCGAGCGGAATGACGGCCATCAATTCGCGCATCAGCCGGCCCATGCTCGTTATCCTACACCTGCGCTCAATTCTCGGCGCTGCTTCCGGCCACTTGGGTGGGGGTGGTTGACGCCGATCGTCGAACCTTGCCATAATCGTTCGACCGGTGGTCGGAAGCGCTTCGCTGTAGACCAGACGAACGGCAGTGAGGCAGGGAGAACACAGGTCTTTAGCCTTCTGAGGGAGGCGGGGTTGATCCTGGATCCGAAGGTTCTTCGCCGTCGAGCGCAGGCAGGAAGATTTGCACACCGATGGGCGCGCCGGCCGCGCCGCTGACCTCGAAGCGCTCGCGCTTGGCCCACTTCTCGGGGTGGCGAACCGAGAGGATATGCGCGGCGGCCTTCCACTCGGTTTCGCTGTGTTTGCGCAGGAGCGCGGCGAGCATGGCTTCGCCAGAATCGCGCGCGCGGTCGAGTTCGTCGAAGAGGTTGACGAGATGCTCGTCAGCCGTGCCGTCTTCGATTCGTTGCTTCCATTTGAAGAACGTCGTGCGCTCGATGCCCGCTGCCCCACAAGCGACGTCGTACGTGCAGCCCGCTTGCACGGCAGCGACGATGCGCCGCCTGACGTCGACCTCGAGGTAGCGCGGCAACCGACCCAGGGCCCGCTTCGGCTTGCCGTCCTTGCGGAATCCGCCCGGACCCTTGCGCTTCAGCCTGCGGCGCGGGCGTGACGGCTCTTCGGGTTTCTCGTCGCTCATCTCGCAATCCTACTTCACGGATCGACCTTTTGGAACGTGATGACCCAGACAACCGGGTTCGCCATCCACGACGCGCGTTTCTCATTCAGCTGTTGCCAAAGGCAGTAGAACGCTTGCCGGTGCGGCGTCAGCGGATGCCCGCTGATGTGTTCGGGCGTCGGCGTGGCACCTTCGGCGCGCGCATCGGATTCGCTGATGCTTTGCAGCCGTTCCGGGCGCACGGCGACGACTTGCAGCGTCAGCCGCGACGCGCTGCGCAGCATGTGCAGCGGCGACCGCCACCGACACGGCGGAAGCCGCGCCTCATCGGTCGACCGGTAAGCGATGGTCCCCGAGCTGTCGACGATGGTCCACGTTTCGCGCACCCAAAGTCGATCGCCGACCTTCCAGCGCGCATCGATCGCGTTGAACGTGCCGCTGATGTTGCCGACCGAAAGCTTGTCGGGCCGCGCCCCGTTGATGGCCAACTTGTTCCAATCGAGCGCCTTCCGTGGCACGCCAGTCGCGCTGTTGCCGCGCCCGACCGCACGCCGCGTCTGCGTCTTGCGACCTTCGAGGATGGCGCGCACCATCGGCGCGCTGAAGATGATCGGATGTTCCTTCACGATACCTAGCCTTTCGTTCCAGTCGGTCAGGTCTGCTTTACGGAACGCGTCAGCGAATGGCCCGCGCGGATGGTAACTGGCGCAGCAGCAACGCGCGCACTTGTACGGCGCTTCGGCGTAATGAACATGTGGCGTCGCGTCGCCGTCGTTGCAGCCGCACGCGTCTGGGTGACTTTCTGCGGGCTGTCCGCGAAAGGACAGCGCGCCGGTTGTGTCGCGAAAGCGCGACAGCCGCGCTTGATACGACGCGATGTTCATCGCGGCACCGCCGATCGCGCGAACTGCGCTGCTGCTGATTCGCGAAACGCGAATGCTGGGTCGAACGCCGCGTCGGTACCGCCGTTGAACCCAGCCGCTTTCGCGCGTTCGTGCCATGTGTCGCTGATGCGCCGCAGGTGCTCGATCTCGTCCAGCTCGTCAGCGGTCAGTGTCTTCGGTGGCCACGCATAGGCGTCCTCAATCGCGTCCGCATCGAACAGCGCGACGTAGGATAGTTGGGCGAGCAGTCTTCGGTTTTTCGCTAGCATCGTTCACCTCTTGTTCGTCAGTCGTTCACGGCAGAACGGAATCCCAAGTCGCCAACTGCTCACGATGGGCCTCGCGCGCGATCATCCGCGCAAACAACCGCAGCTGCCGCGCAGCAGGCGTTCCCCATCGCCGGAACCACGTCGCGTTGCGCGCGTGAGCGTAGAGCACGGCTTCCGGCCCGCCGCGCAGGAACACCGCGCTGAAGTAGTCGGCGATGCCCGGGCAGCCGAGCGCTTCACCGGCGCCGACGATCCAACGGTCGAACTCAAGCCACGTCATCATCGATTCACCTCTTTCGTTGCTGTCGATTGGAGCGCCGGGGTTGGAGTCGCACCACCCTCCGCGATGGGGGCGCCATCGCAGGAGCTACTTTCCGGCGCAGAACGTTTCGGGTAGGGCAGTCGCTTCGCTTCGATGGCGGCGGCCATCTCGCTGTCGAGCGCGAGCGCGTGGCGATGCTTGCCCGGCACGACGCGTCGCATTCCGGATTTCGTAAAGCGTCATCGCTTCAACTCGAACTCCTTATCGCAATGCGGACACCGCACTGTCGTAAGCACATCGAGTCTCGTGTTGGTTTCTTCGACGGGCTGAAAGTCGACTTGCTGATTTAGCAGGTCTTGCAGCGTCGCCTCGTCCCATCCTTGCGCGAGCAGGTCGGTAGCGTCTTCCTTCTGAAGTTGCGCGAGAAGCAACTCGACATCCCATTCGGCAACCTCGCCGAGCTTGTTGTCTGCGCGCGCGAGCCGGTGCGCGTCTTCCTCGGAGAGGTCGAGATAGCGCACCGGGACTTCCTTCAACCCGAGCTTCTTTGCGGCAAGAGCTCGCGTGTGGCCGGCGATGATCTCATGATTCTCGCGACGCACTAGTATGGGCGCGCCGAATCCGAAGCGCTCAATCGAGCGGGCCACTGGCTCGACGGCCGCCGCGTTCTTGCGCGGATTCTTCAGCCATGGCTTAAGCGCGCTGAGCGGCACCATGACGGCGTTCGGGTCCGTGGTGCTCATTAGTTCCTCTCGCCCTTGGGGTCATCAAAGAGCGTTCCTTGCCGCTCCTCTACGGTCATCGGTCGCGATTCGATGGTTTCGAGCGTGTCTGTGCGTACGATGTCGATTTGCCCGCGGCGCTCGTCGTGCCGCTCTTCGCATTCGATCGGGCGATCTTCCGAGTTCGTTCGCACACTGTCGCGCATCGTCTTGATCGCAGAGTCGAACTCCGCGACCGATGCCTTGTGCTTCGACTTCAAAAGATCGAAGCTCGATTGCAGCGCGTCGCGTTCGTCGAGTAGCCGCGCAAGCTCCTCCTTCTTCGTTTCGCGCTCGGCCTTCGTCAGTTGACACTTCAGCGTTCGAATGATCATGTCGGTTCACCTCTTGTCGATTCATCGGGCAGGCGCATTGCCTGCCGAAGCTTGTGCCGCACGGTAGGCAGCATGATTCGCGTCCTGCCGCTTTCGCTGCTCAATCAGATACTCGTGAGCCGTCGTCGCGTCTTCCGGGATGTTGCGCGCGAAGTAGAGCGCGATTCGTATCGCCAACTCCGCATCACGCGACGCGCGATGTGCGCTGCCTCGCACGCTGATGCCGAGTCGCGTTGCTACCGCGTCGAGCTTGTGTCTTCCCGTCCCCTTCCAGTAGCGCCCGACGTCATCGAGCCGAACGATGACGACCGAGTCAATGACAGGCTTGCCGGCGATTGCGCGGTCCCACGAGTCGCCTAGCGCGCGCTGAAAGACGCGGTGGTCATAGGGCCAGTTGTAGCCAATGAGCACGTCGGCGCGATTGACATGTTCGAGGAAGCGCACGGCAACATCATGAAGCATCGGCTTGTCGGCGACATCGGCATCACGGATTCCGTGAATGGCTGTCGCTTCCGGTGGAATCGCACACGGCGGTCTGACAAGTTGACCAAGTCGCACGAAGCGGCCGGCGACGTCACGAGAGCAAGCACCAAGCTCGACGACGTCGGCAGTGAACGGATCGGGGCCGGTCGTCTCGGTGTCGATTGCCAAAAGGTTCGCCGTGCGCCAGTTCATGCCGCCAATCCTGGTCTGATGGTGATGCGAATGGCTTGAAATCCGTGCTTGCAGCGCAGCTGCCCGTAGCTCCACCGCACCGGATCGCGCGGCCCGTCTTTGCAGCCGAGCCATTCCGCGATCGCGTCGCGGATGGCCTTGCAGGCGAAGGCGAGATTGTCGTCATCGAGCGGTCGTTCGGCGATGCGCTGAAGCGTCACGGTCACCGGCAATGTCGGCCTGCGCGCCATCGTGCGCAGCGCCAGCGTGACGACCTCGCGTTGCTGCTTCACGCGCTTCGCGCGCACGAAGTGTTGTTCGCGCACGTTGGGCGTCGGCACTGCCATCGGCACTTCGATGCATTGCGCGTCAGCCATCGGCGACCTCCACGTCGAGCGCAAAGTGACGCGGTGGCTTCGCGTCGAGCTTCAGCCGCACGCGGCGATTGTTTTGAATCGCGAACACCAGCTGTTCGAGGCTGCGCTCGAATTGTGACGGATTCGTCACCGCTGGTTGAGCGAGAAACTTCAAGATGCACGCGACGACGTGCTCGACATGCTGAATGCGCTCCTCGTTCAGCTCGCGAGCGCACCGCAGCTCTTCGCGCAGCGTCGCGTTTTCGGCGAGCAGCTGGTCGAGGTCGACCTTCAAGCTCGGACCGAGCCCAGCGATGTCGCCGATGCCGATCATGGTGTCGCCTCCGTCCGGCGATCGCCTCGCAACGCGCGCGCATGCGTGACGCGCGAACATTCGTCAGCGCTTCGCGCGCCGGCGCAGATGACGTGCCGATCTTCGCATCGCAGTTGGTAGAGCTCGGTGCGCGGCTTGTTGCAGGCGCAGCACTTCACCGGATCGTGCACCGTCGTCGCGTGCACGAGATCGTGACGCAGCGCCGCGAATGCTCCCTTCGTGCCGAGGACCAGCTCGAGGCACATGCGGCACGCGAGGTGCCGCGGATCGTTGTCATTGTGGATCATCGAGGTCATTTCGTTCGTACCTTTGCTGCCAATCGATCAAGAGCGAGTCTTCGTCGTCGAACCACACGAACGACGGATGAAACCAAAATCTCGCTTCGGCCGGCACCGGGCCGTGACGTTGTTTTTTTATCTCGACAGTCGCCGCGCGTGAGCCGGCGTGCGACTTCGCGATTTCGAGGTGCCACCATGACGTTGCCTCGTGAAGAATCGCGCGACTCTCCCGAATCTCGCCGTCGTCGTTCGTCTGCGCGAGCGCCAGTATTGGAATGCGAAG